TGACATACGCATGCGCTGCTGCCCTGCAGACAGACTGTACGCGATTGCACTGGCCTCGGACGGCGCACAGTTCGTCAACTCGTCCAGATAGATGGGCAGGTTCTTCATCATCTCGAACCTGTTGAACGTCGATGCGTTCGTGTCATCGTGTTTAATCATGATGCCGTCGGGCTTGCCATACACACTCGCGGCGGCTGCCTGTGTCGTTGACTTGCCGAACCCGGTCGGACCGTCGAGGTGCATGAGCATCGCAGGAATAGCCGTAAATTCCATCAGGGGCGCGCCGAAAGCGCTGCAGATTATAAGCTGGTGCAGTTCCATACCTTCGTGGTTGTAGAACTGCATGAGTTCCTTCCACTTCTCCAGCGTACCCTTGGGCTTCATGTACTTCACGATAGTCTGTGTCGGCTCTGTGGGCGGGCTGTGCCGTACGTTACCGGGGAAGTATTCCTTCTCTCCGAGGACAAACGACCCCATGTTTTCGGTCCAGCCCATCTGACGGTGAGCTTTGTCAGCAGGTTCCTTGGCCTGCAGGTGATCTACGTAGTCCATGATGTAATATCCTATGTTATCCCACTGCTTCTTGGTCTTGGCAGTTACACCACGCGAACTCAGCGCCTCTTTCAGCTTGTCTGGGGAGTTCACGGCACTCTGCAACACGAGGAACTCACGCATACCGTCTTGGGGCAGATGCAGACGGACAAGAACCCCGTCACCAAACGTCTCATCATAAACACGACGCGTCACATACAGATCGTGGTGGTAGATTAAGACGTCAACTGGATCACCGTCGTCGTCCTTGGTCTGCTTGTAGACACCTCCGTTGACGCCTCGTATGTACGGCGCTGGGGGTTTCGGTACGACCACCTTCTGGGTGCGCAGCGTGCTGTCAAACTGTACGTCCGCAGGCACTTCCACTGTGCGCTCTTCTTCGGTTTCGGCGGCGCGCAACTCGCTACCTAGAACGATGGGCGACTTGATCTTGTCCTTGTGCGGGCACCCGTCGCAGCCCCCGGGGTTATATTCTTCGAACCGACTGCACAGGTATGGACCTTTGATCCGACTGGCCTTTTCTTCGGTCAGGCGCGGATCGTATTCCGGGTGCTCTTTGGATACGGCGTGAATTGCCTTGTCGGCATCTTCGCAGTGCACAGCGATAGACAGCGCGGCGCGCCACAGCGGTTCATCTATACTACGCTGGTTCAGCGCAGCGTGCAGGATCTGCGCACATGGGTCGGACCGGGTAAGCAGTTTCTTGAAGTTATTGGTCTTGTTGCCCATAAGCTGCTGCGTCACAGCATCCATGACCTTCGGCGTGAACCGAGGCTTCTTGACCACGACCCCGTCAAACTTTGACGCAAACGCTTCGAACGACACGCGCTTTGCCCCTGCTTGGGATAACGCAGTAACTGGTGATGGCGGGCTGTCTTTGTGGTTGTGGGTTCCCGGTATACGCAGGATGCGTGCCGCGTCTGCGGGCACCGATGAGTCCATCGGGAAATTGTGCTGAAGGCACGATGCCTTGAGTTGGTCCGCTACTGGCTGCCATTCGTCGCGTGTCAGGTCGCGATCCATAATCCAATAGACGTGGATACCTCGTCCGCTATTGACCAGCATTGGTTTCGGCAAGGCCATCCGCATGCAGAAATTCTGCAATGATTGCACCGCAGTCACCTGATCCGGGTAGTCTTTCTCAGGACCGCAATCCAAATCTAAAAAGAAACACCGCAGCTTGTGTGCGTTGGCTGACGTGCGGTTCTGGTTATTCTTGAATGTTGCAAGGGCGAAGTACGCATCCCATCCCTTGCGGTCATAGTCCAGTGCGGCAGCTTCCAGCTGCTCTATTGTGTCGTAGAACTTCTGTATCTTCCGCTCGTTAGCCCGATTAAATACCCACAGACAATAGTACCCATCACTTGCCAACGTGCTGGACAGAAACGTATTCGTGTCCATGCGATTACCCCCGCTCGTGTGAGGGCGGGGCGCGAACGCCCCACCACTATATTACTCGTCGTCCCACGCCTGCACGAGGTTATTCAGCTGTTGGGGTTCCGCCATCGGCGCGGGTTTGCTTTCGCGCTTGGCAGGTTCTGCGACCGGCTCTTCTGCGGCCTTCGGTGCAGGCGTGTCGTCAACTTCAAACCCTTGCGACTTCGGGTTATACGGCTTGGAGCCAGCGCGGTCTTCACCTTCGTCGCGCTGATACACGGTCAGCGTGGTTGCCTTCTTCACGTCCGGATCGTTCATCAGTGCCTCGACCTGCACCAACTCTTGATCGTTCAGGGGCCGCGCAGCCTTGAAGAACAGCTTCGGTGTCTCGCTGTTCTCGTCGAAATACGCAGTGGTGACCACGGCGCTGACCGGGAAGCCACGTGCATCCATGAACCGTGCGTAGGCTTGCATGCCGTACTTGTTGTCTTTGGCATCACCGAACAGCGATGTGGCGGGAAGCTGCAGCTGGTACACCTTGTCGTACTGTCCCTCTATGGCGACAGCCAGACGCTGGTTGAAGCGGCACGCGCGGCCGTTTCCTTGACCCGAACCCTTAATGTTCATCGGGCAATTACGGCACGCGGCGGCTTTGCGCTTCTCGGCCGGAACATCCGCTGCAGGGGTTTCACTATCCGCAGACCAGCATGTTGGCCCCGACGGGTTCTCGGGGTCATAGGTACCCTCGAAATAGGTGCGGCCGATCTTCGACGTACCCAGCACGACCACGTTAAGCGATCCGGAACTGTTGACGTTCACTTGTTCACCGTTGACCATCTCACGGAAGCGACCGCCCCTGATGCTGATACGACGGCTTGTAGCACCGCCGCCGCCAGACAGCGCCTTGTTCAGTTCCATCATCCGCTTGAAAGCGTCGGACGATACCAGTGCGTTCCCCTCGAACGCAGAAAGGTCCATTGTCATTTGTCGTTCTCCTTCGACTCGTTGCTGCGCAGTAGCGCGTTTTCTACCCGATCAAGGCTGAAACGGTAAGTCTCTCCGGCCTTGATGTAGGTATCTTCTGGAATGGTTCCGCTGCGAATCCAGTTCCGAATTGTAGAGACGGACACGTTGAAATAGTCCGCGACGTCTTTGATGGGGACATACGTGCTGGCCATCAGGTCTTCCTCACAGTTACGACGTACTCCACGTCGGTGTTCAACCCGGGAGGCACCTGTTCAGGGTTTTCCTCCAGAAACTGCTTGACCACTGACTGGTTAAGGCGCTTCTCCAAAAAGTCAGGCACCTCTTGCTGCAGCACGAACTTGTGCATGGCCTCCCAGTCGCTAGTCCAGTAGCGGGTTTTTGTAGTCCGGTAGAACGTACCGTACGCAGTGCGGGCACTTTCGACACCGTGTTCAGAACAGTAATCAAGCAGAGCGCGCTTGATGAGGTCAAGCTGCGATTTCAGCTTTGCCTCTTCTTCTTTGAACGCAGCTGCTTTTTCCTGCAGCCGGGTGCGAATTTTAACGTATGTACGCGTCAGGTCATCTACCGACGGTGCTGTCGTAGCATCAGTCATTGTTGTCTCCGGGTTGTCTATACGTGACAATTAGTACCAAACGGTACCCTAGTCAAGCAATTCTTTGTACAAATTGAGGATTTGCGCATGTACGTCAATGCGCTGTTCCAGCATGCTGTACAGGCGGCGTTCCACAGGGGCGCTTTCCAGATGCACTACAGTACACTTAGACGTCTGGCCGGAACGATGGATGCGGGCGTTGGCCTGCGCGTACGTCTCCAGTGAGGCTGTGGGTGCCCACCACACAACGGTATTGGCTGCGGTCAACGTGACACCATGTGCGGCTGCTTGCGGCTGAATGACTAGCACGCGTGGGTCTGGTGTAGTCTGGAACCGCTTGAAGATGTCGGTCCGTGCTCCAGCACTCACATCGCCCGAAATAGTTTCGGTGGTGATACCGTCAGCTTGCAGGGCCTCCGACAACATGCGGATTGTGCTCTTGAACGGCACGAACACCAGCACCTTCTTGGTCGTCTCGTCGATGACCTCACGCAGCACTTTGTATCGCTCTGAGATGTCGAACTCTAGTGTGTCACCGTCATCGGTGTAGACCGCACCTGCACTGATCTGCAGCAGCTTGTTCATTTTCACGGCGGCGTTAACAGCCGTGACTTCAGCCCCAGCCGCTTCCATCATGAAATCTTTTTTCAGTTTCTTGTAGTACACCTCCTGCTGCCTCGTCATGGGGACGTGGCGGCTTGTGTACAGCATATCTGGTAGGTCGAGACAGTCGTCCTTGGAGAACCGAATGGCGGGCTGCAGCACCCGGTGCACCGTTTCCACCGCGTTGGGTTTGTTCTCCCAGCGGAACTGCGTGACCTTGCGTTGTACCATATCTCGGAACGCGCCGTAGAACTTCGGCACGTTGTGCGGGCTTACCAGCTTGGCAAGGCCGAAGGCGTCGGTCGGCGACTGCGCTGCCGGTGTACCCGTCATGAGCCATAGCCACGTGTCAGGACGCAGCAGACGGTGCATGGTCTTCCACCGCTTGCTCTGCGAGTTCTTGTAGTGTGAGGCTTCGTCCACAATGATGAGATCGAACCCACCGTTGCGTATCTCCTCTTCGACGATACCGATGCCGTCGTAGTTGATAATAACGAACTCAGAACCGCCGTTTATTATCTTCTTACGTTTGTCCGCGCTGCCATGCGCGATGTCTACCGTGCGGTGCATAGCGACCTTGAACAGGTCCGCGCGCCAAGCCGAGTCCATGATGGAGATAGGACACACGACCAGCGCGCGGCGTACCTTCTTCTGTTTCATAAGGAAGTCCGCAGCCCAGATTGCACTGGCAGTCTTACCTGTACCCTGTTCGTTGAAACAAAAGGCCTTGCGGTGCATGGTAAGGAAGTCCGCGGTGGCCTTCTGATGAGACATCGGCGGGTACTGACCGGGCCAGTCGTAACGCGACGAAATCGGCGACGGGGCCTTGATGTTCAACTCCCGCAGCGTCTGTGTTTCTTCTACCCCCCAGTGCACCAACACCTCGTGCGGGCCGATCTGTTTGCTCTTTGGGATGACAGTAGTGACTCTTGTAGGGTTGCGCAGCTGCAGCTGCAGTGCGCGGTTGTCAACGATCTTCATGTGGTTCTCCGTTATACGGCCCGTATAACTAGGCCTTTTTCTTTGGGGGCTTGCTCAAGGCACCGCCACGGGCGCGGTTAGCGCTCGGGCTTTCCAGACGTACACCGTCCGAATTATCACCACCACGGGACAAGTCCTTGCGATGGCTGAGGTCCAGCCCTTCTCGGGCTTTCTTACCGTGTTTTTTGTCGAAGGCCCGCCGTGCCTTGGCCCGCTCTGCACGGGCTGGCTTCTCGTTGCGGGCCTTCTCTTGCTGCCACTCTTTCGCGTAGGGGCGTGGTTTGTTGACGTACGGCATGCGTCACCTGTGCTGTCCGTTATGCGGACATTCTACCACGGGACAATGCTTTCGGCATAGCCCACTCGGTACCGGATTCCACACGTTTGTCTCGTGGGCCTTCTGCAGTTGGGCGTACTTCTTGATCCACGGAGACCACAGCACGTTGTGATCTGACGCATTGAAGTCCGCGCCCACAAACTTATCCGCGATGACAAACAAAAGCCCGCCCTTGGCCCGTTTAACTTCGGGGAAGTGCGCAAACAGAGACAGGGCCATCAGTTGCAGCTGCCCAGTGTCCGCGTACTTTGCAGACTTGCCCGTCTTGTAGTCCACGATAAACGCTTTCTCGCCGTTGATGATGGCGAGGTCTACGATGCCGCGGAACCACACGTTCTTGTCATAGAACCCGCAGGGCTGCAGGTCTTCGGTCAGACCCATCTTGAGTTCGCAGTGCTTTTCGCCCGGCTTGGCCTTGAGGGCCTCCAGCGTCGGCATGGCAAACGAGAACCGTTCCGGCACAGGGGTGTCGTCCCGAATGTAGTCCTCGGCCGCCTTGTGGAACTCGGTACCATAGCGCGTGGCATCAGTCTCTTTGAAGGGAAACTCCTTCAACACGTTGACGTGATAATACTGCTTCGGGCACGTCTCGAACCCCTTCATGCGACTGAACGACCACGCACCTGCGCTCATGTTATTCTCCGTATCTGCGACTGACGTCGGACTCACAGTTTACCGGCAAGCCCTCTGCCCAGTCAGGGGTCCAGCGCATACACTGTTCGATGTATGCCTGTGCTTCGTCTACTTCTTCGCTGCGTACACATGCCACAACGGAGTCATGTACAGTTAGCACCACACGGTACCGTTTGGCAATCTTTAACATCTGTTCGCCCACAATACAACGTGCCAGTGCTTGCGTCACGTTCTCTATGACCTTCCCGCCATAGATATTGTTCGGCCCTCTGCGGGTCTGATATGTGTAGTCGTACCCGATCTCACCCGGTGTCGCTTTGAGGTCCGTGTACTTGATGTCCAGCCCACTCGGCAGCTGTATGGCGCTGCGGTCACCATGCACTGTCAGCACACCGGGCCGCCCAAACTGCTTGCTGTTACCCTTGGACATTTCGCGGAGCATGTTGTCCGCTTCGCGCCACAGGCCACTGATCCTATCGTTGGAACTGCGGTACACGTCGATGATCCGCTTGGCTTCCTTGAGGTCTACCTCGACCCCGGCTTGCAGCTTGAGAAACGTCTGCAGCTTGTTATGACCAACACCATATCCTGCGCCAAGGATCACAACCTTGCCGATCTGGCGCTCCTGCTTGTCGATGTCCCCCTCGTCCTTGTTGAAGATCTTGGCAGCCATGCGTTTGTACACGTCACCATTCTCGGCGAAGGTCTGCACCACATCTTCTTGTTCGGCCAGCCACGCCAGCACCCGGGCTTCGATCTGTGCGGAGTCGGCGTCTATCAGCTTGTGCCCTGCCGGGGCCACAATGGAGTTCTTGATCTGCTTCGCGTTCGGTCCACGGCTCGGCAGGTTCTGCAGATTGATCTTGTCAGAACCGCCCCAGCGTCCGGTGTGTGCCGCGTAGTATCTGATAGGCACGGGTAGAGGGCCACGTTTGGCGATGTCGATGAACCGCTGCGTGCGGGTCTCTTCCAGTGTGGACTTGTTACCTAGACGCGCTGCCATGAGTGTCTGCACGTTCTCGTCGTCGTGCTCCAACAAAGCGACAAACTCCTCGTCACCCTTGGCAAAGGCGTATGTATCTTTGCCAGTAGTCGGGCTGACCTTCATGGGCGGTTCTACACCGTACGAGAGAAGCATCTCTGCAAACTTCGGGTTCGACATCAGGTCTTTCTTGTCGGTGACACCTGCATCGGTCAGCAGTGCGCTCTTGCGCGCAGTGACTTCGGCGAGGTGCTTCTCCAGATGTGCGCGATCCAACTCCAGAACCGGATCAGTAAACATGCGCAATGTAGTGTCTATCAGCTTGAGTTCCTTCTTTGGGAACCCTGCCTCTATAAACTTCTTGAACGCCATGTATGTCAGCGTAACATCGGTGCGGCAGTATTCACCGTACCGCTCCATCTGTTCTGGTGTGAAGTCGGCCCGGCGCTTGCCCAGCGCGTTGATTACCTCGTCGCCTTTGACCCCGATGCCCAGCCGCTCGGATATAGCCTTGAGGCTATGTGATACTTCCACGCCATAAATGGCGCGCGACATAAGCATCGTGTCGGCCAACACTTTCGGCTTGATACCGCAGCGCCACGTCATGATCGCCCCGTCGAACATGGTGTTCTGACAGAGCATGATCGCATTCTCCCACGGCAACGTGTGCAGATGTGTCAGCACCTCGCTGGCCTTCCCTGTAACCCAGACAGGTTCATCGTCATTCAGCTTGGTGCTCACCCCGATAACTTGGAACCGCGGGTCGCGGATGTACTCTTCTGTCGTCAGCTTCGACAGGCTGTATTCCCTGTCGTAGTACGTCTCGAAATCGAGCGTAATCAGGTCCATCGTTGTTCTCCTTTGTCGGTGTTATATTTTGTGGTAGTATCAGCGCATGTTCAGTCCGTTGATCCTCATATGTTCGATGAGTGGGGAGTGCTATACGCCCCCAGCGCCGGTATTCGAAACAATCGAAATGTGCCAGATGGCAACAGAGGACTACGTCAACAACGCTCTTGCACCAGCCCTGCCACCCGGCACGTTCGTCCTCAAGTGGCGCTGCTTCGATTGGGGCGTGAGCGCTTGACCCGGCTCATAGTCGCCTGAACGGCACCGACAGGCCACCCCTCACCGACCACCAGCGTGTCAACAACCTGCTTCTCCGTCAGGCCTTTACCCATAAGGTATTGCACGCGGGGGTACAACTTCGAAACAACCTCCAACTGGTTTGGGGTCAGGTCTTCTTCATCCATCGTCGTCATCCTTGTTCCGATAGAAAGCCCTGATTTCATTCACGATGTCCTCGTGATTATGGGCCATCCTCCAAATCACGTCAAACTCTGCTTCAGTCACCCACCAGTCGGGCAAGCATTTGTACCCGGCCCGCCGCAGCGCCTCGTTGACCCCGCGATTGTCAGGCATCGGGGCCTCCTTTCAGTTCTGCGATGCGCTTGCGAGATCTGCTTTCATACCAAGACTTTCCACCACGGCGGCGCATCACGTCATTCATTCCCTCGCCAAAGCCTTCATTAAACGCTGTATTGACCAGCTCCACCGCCTTCGCCAGCTTGTCCTCTGCTGCTTCTGCTCTTCCTTCCCAATGCCGCATGTATTCCATGACGCTTGGGTTTCGCGCGGCCACCTCTGCGATACCTGATGTTTTCATCAGGTGCAGTTCGGCCTCTAATTTCTCGATGCGGTCGGCTGCTTCTTGCCGTTCCCTCATCCAGTTGTCAGTCTGTGAAATTATACTGCGGTCAGCATCCCAAGATGTTCGCAGCCGCTTCACTAGATCTTCACTCATCTTTCTCTCCTTTCAGTTCTGCGAGGGTGGTGCGGGCTATCGTGTTGCCGTCGCTGTTGCCATAACGGTCGCCATTGCCAAGCCGTGCCAGCTTCTCTAAAGCCTCCACCGCCTTCGCCAGCTTGGCCTCTGCTGTTTGCACACGATCCAGCATCAAAGCAAAAGTCTCGTCCCGTTCCGTGATAACCCAATCCAGCTTGTCCTCAAGTTCCTCGATGCGGTCGTGTTGGTTATGTATGGCCTGCCAAGCACCAGTTGGGTCTTGTTCTACATCCATCATGGTGTCGTAGTGCTCATCATATGTACGTCTAATACCGTCTGACCCAAGCACTTCTAGATCGTCACTCATCCTTCTCTCCTTTCAGTTCTGCGAGGGCTTTCTCCAGCGGCTGTGTTATTAGCTTATCAAGTCTACTTCTGTTGCTTTGAAGGCTTTTGAACATTGCATGGGCAACGGCAATCCCTTCGATTGAAGTTGTGCCGCCAGCCTTTTCGACCTTATCGACCCATTGATAGATCGCTTCTATTGTGTTTTGTGCCAGCACCGCTGCCTTCACCAGATCGTCACTCATCCTTCTCTCCTTTCAGTTCTGCGAGGGTGGTGCGCAGAGCCACTTTTGCTTCTTGCGTTAGGTCTGCATTGATTAAGTCTAAAGCCCGCTCCATTCCTGCAATCGCAACGGCTCTGTCTTTCCCCTGCAAGGTTACAGTCAAGTCATCAATGTAAACGGCATCACGAAGCCGTGCGTTCTCGTCATGCAATTCTTGGATGCGCTTGGTCATGTTGGAAATGGAATACAGCCCCGGCCCAGCCTCGCCTCGGAAGGTGTATTCATACCAAGGATCGCCTTCTTCCGGGCAGATACAGTCTGCGTCGATATGGTGGTCAGAGTTATACCCACCCGGCACCTCTTGGATCATGCCGTATTGCAGCGACAAGTCGAACAGAACAGAGCCGTCCAGATCACCAGTTGGCCAGTCTGTCAGCACAGCCTTGGCGAAGTTTTCCCAGTCTGGCTTAGTCATCACTTATCTCCTTTCAGTTCTGCGAGGGTGGTGCGGGCAATCATGTTGCCATCGCTGTTGCCGTAAAGGTCGCCGTTACCCAGCCGTGCCAGTTTCTCCAAAGCCTCCACCGCCTTCGCCAGCCTGTGTTCGTATTCCGCAAAGCCTGCTTGCATCAGGGCTTCATTCTTTGCCAGCTTGGCTTCCGCTGTTTGTGCACGATCCAGCATCAAAGCAAATGTCTCATCTCGTTCTACGATGACCCAGTTCAGCTTATCCTCCAGTTCTTCGATGCGGTCGGCTGCTGCGTCTTGCAGGGCGCATTGCATCGTGCTTGCCATATCCTGTGTCACGGGTCGATCTTCACGCAGCCGCTTCACCAGATCGTCACTCATCCCCGACCCTCCCCTTTCAGTTCGGCGGGGTAGGCGCGGGCAAACAGGTCGGCAAACAGTCCAAGCCTAGCCATGTTCTGCATCACGCCAAGGATCAGGTCACTTTCCTCTTGAGGCATTCCTCCGCATCTTGATGTTCTGAGATACCCTGAAGCGGCGTCAACAACTGCCTGATCCACGGCGGCGTGACCAAGTTCCCTTCGGTCGAACCAAGCGTCCAGAGTGCTGATTGCATCCAGCTCTTTTTCAATCGCCTCTTTCAGCGCGGCCTCTGCGGCTTCGGCGCGGTTGTGTTCCTTGATGCAGTCCTGCTGGACACTCAAAAGCAGCGACGACACACCATCATACGCCGCCTTTGATAGAACCCGCTCCCGCTCCAACTCCTCGATGCGGTCGGCTAACGCTTCAATGAGTTCAACGCTTGCATAATGGGGCATGTCAGACAGAGCATTATGCCTTGCCCGCTTCACCAGATCGTCACTCATCTTCAAACCCCTTCTCCATGATTGGATGGACAACGTGCAGGGTGATGCGGACCTGATCGTACGCAGGCTTGGTGTTCATCAACCACTCTGCATGCTTTCTGGCTTTATGTTCCGCGACCGCACCACCAAGTGTGCGGCAGCAAAAGTCATGCTCGGCAACCACGAAATCAGACTTGCGCCGCGCATACAGCCGGTAAAACCGCTGCACCCCGTCATCGGCGGGGCCGATCCTTGCAACCTCACTCATCGCCTTCGATCCTTTCAAGCGCTCTCTCCGCTACCACCTTCATGTCGGTAACAGCCCGCTCGGGGTCGGGGTACGTTTCGTTTCCAAAGCGGATGATTACATCCAGCGCCGCCATAGCGATCCGCAGCTTGTCCCGCAGGTGGTTAGCTTCTACCCTGTGCATGTCGGACAGTGTTGTGTAATACTTACCCATCACGCTGCCTCCTTCTGGCTTTCTTCTTCAATGTAAGCGTCAAACGCCATGGCCATGAGCAACTCTGCCAACGTGCCGCCCTCTGGTATCTGTCCTACCAACCACCGCTGGAAGTCTCGGTCGTATGCCTGTGCTGCTTCCAAGATACGGCCAGCCCGCATAGTGCCCGCGCGCTGCTGCGACGAGGCGTAGCTGCATGTGTAGGGCGCTGTCTGCTCAATGATCCCGGCTTTCTTCATTCGGTGGATCACGTCGTAGACCTGCTGTCGTTTCCACCCCAGCGCCGTTGCCGCATCGGTCGCGTTGCCGTGGGCCTCCAGAGCCTCCGCACATTCGCGCCAGCGGCGGCGTCTGATAAGGTTAAAGTGAATGGTCCTCATGCGGTGTGCTCCCTCGGTCGGTCGTCTGTTCCGATCTTGCGTTGTTCGTAGGCCATCAAGAACGCGATGCAGCATGCCGCATGCCATGTGTGTGACAGCCCAGTCTCCGGGTCGAGATCCTCTCCACCCCACCACGCCAACATATGACGCATCAGGGCAGAGTAGGGTCGGTGCCACTCCATGCCGAGTTCCCAGTTGCGGGGAGTGTATTTGCGAGCACCGAAGGCCAGCACCGCAGCGGTGCCTTCCAGCAGTTCAGGTGGCAAGAGGTGCATCGGCAGCTTGTCACTGTCATACTTGACGCCGCTGGTAGCGGGAGGGGTTACCTCCTCCCGCCAGTTGTCAGAGGAAATGCGGTCCATCATGGCCGCAACGAGCGCCTCACTCACGCCAACAGCCTCGGCCACTTCAAAGGCCCGGGCGTTTCGGTGTTGCAGGAGGTATGCCCATACGTGCTGTTCGTTGACTGTTAACGGCTTACTCATCGTCGAACTCCGCTACGTCGATGGTTTCAGGGCGGCAGCTATACCACTCTCTTGAGGCTTTGGTGTTTGAGGCTCGATTGTAAAGAACCCATTTCGCGCAGCGATCAGTCTCAAACAAACGACGCATAACATGCGCCACTGCCCAATACTCCTCCATGTGATCCGAGCGTGCTGCTCCGGGTTTACCCTCGGCCGCCATGAAATCCTCAAACATAGTCGCAAATCTCCACACCCCACCGGCCATCATGGTCGCCTCGACGTGCTTTGCCGCACGCTCCTTTATCGTAGGTACCGGAGCCGGGGCCGGGGCCGGGGTCGGGGCGGCGCCGCCCAGCTTTGCGACGATCTCTTGCGCCAGCTGCGAGGGCTGTTCCAGTGGCAGTTCGAGCTGTGTCGGGGTTACCATGGGCTTGATGAACCGTACCAAATACGGCGTGCGGTTCCGGATGTCGGGGTCGTTGCTCGGGTTGTCTATCAGAACCGCTTGCACGACGTCTCCGGGGCGGGAGCCACTAGAATACATAACGGTTGCTGGGATATAGCAGCTGCGTCCGGTGCCATGTTGAATACCGAAAGCTGCACCTGTGTGTATTTCGTTAGTGATCGTTATCGCTTCATATGCTGTATCAGCCATTGTTTTAGTCCTTTAAAAGGGTGGCGTATCGCCGGGTTTGTTTGGTTTCCACACGATGTCGTGTTGGAACATGATGAGTAGGAACTCCCGTAGGTTAGTCCCCCATGGTTCGGTTATTTTCAGATGCGATCCTTTCGTCTTCGCGTAGGACTTCTTCTGCTGCGAGTAAAATTTCTTCGGTCATACGCATGTTTTTCTCATTGGCGACCCATGACAGGCCACCTGCGGCTAAGATGGAGTCGATGTTTTTCTGTTGCAGTGCGGTTGGCTTATTGTTCCCGGCTTTGCATTCGATGCCAAAAAATCTACCGTTGTAGCATCCAACAATGTCGGGCACTCCGCTGCCCCCGTACCCCCCTGTCACTGGATAAAAGTAGTACGCACCCATGTCCTTGAGTTGCTGTGCGACAACCTTCTTGATCTTTGCTTCGGGCGTCATTCCCATTCGTCGTCTCCATGTAACTGGTGATGTTATACGAGGCGTATAACACGCCTCGTACGTTGTTAGAGGTACACCCAGAACGCTCGCTCTCCTACGCGCTGGCCCACTCCCGCCACATCAACCGGCGGAGGTGGGGTCTCCAGTATGGCTAGAACAGCCAATTTGTCGCGCAGAATTTGCGGGAGGGTATCTATACGATACGTACCATCCGGTATCAATGCAAGTTGTTTCGACGTAAAACATAGTACTTTGACATGCTCGTTGTCAGGCAGATATTCCACGCGATATGACAACTCACCGTACGACATAGAACACCCGCTCTGTACGACGGCAGCCTACACCATCGACGTATTCGCGAGGCTGAAGCATGGACAGTACGGCCACTTTACCTGCGAGGTCAGTAGGCATATCAGCTTCGGTGAAGATGCGTACATCACTTCCGTCACATCCGTACTTATCCAAATCTATTACTTCTATCTGCTGACCGAACGGCGTGTCTTTGACGCCCACGAATGTAAACTCCACGCCGTCTTTAAGCGCGTCATACTCGGCACGTGCAGTAAGCATAGCGGCAAGATCCGTACCAAACGATGGATCGCTGAAGATGTGATCTGTATCTATAAGGCGTTGCATTTCAGCCAGCAGTCGTATGCGTACGGCACCTGAACCGTATCTAGAGAGCGACGTCGTAAACACCTTCGACTCGGCCTTTGCAGCTGCGTCCCGGAGTTTGGATGCTCTATCGTGCACAAACGCGTTTGCCCCAGCAAACAAACGGAGCGCAACTACAGGAGTAGGCATCCGACGCAAGAACTTCTGTGCGTTCGTCACCGCTTTTTCGCGGTCCTTAGTCATCGCCATGTGATGCTGCCTACTGGAGCTGCTGTACTTGCAATTATTAATATAGTCGGACTCCACGATGTATTCGGCGGTGCCCTTACCTCGGACCTTGAAATCGCCGTAGCCAATACGGCCCATAGTCACGTGTTCTCCGGGCAGGTACGCAAACACTGCACTGGTTGCCGAAGGACCGCGCTGCCCGAACTGTATGCCGGGTATCTTGGCCTGAACGCCACGCATAAAGGCCAACAGGTTTGGGTGCGTGTTATCACTCACTGGCTTGAGGTCGTCTACTTCCATCCATTCTGCGTTCATTTCGCATCTCCTTGTACTTCGTTGATAAGTCCGAGTACCCTGTTGACCCAGCGGTTATAGGCGGTCTGGAACCCGGCATTCAGGTGCAGGTGTGTGTAGTTCGTGCCGCTCCCGTGCTCAGTCTCAAGCGCAGAACGAACCACCGCACGCATGTCAAGCGCCAACAAAACGCGAAGCGCGTGCTGGTCGTGCTGTATAATTTGCTCTGCTAGTTTTGAGTTGTAGGTATTGAAGGCCCACCCAACAGAGTACCCAAGACGGAAGGCACCGATAGGTACGGTGCGGGCTTGGTTCAGCACCTCGTTCTCGGACTTCCAGTCAGAAGGCATCATGGGCAGGATAGCTATAGCCCAGTCACGGAACGCGTCGATGTGCGGCTTGAGGGCTGCCTTGCGGGCCTTATCTACGCGCTTCTTGGGCGGCTTCGGTACCGTCAGCGCCTCGCCAACAAATTCATAGCGGCCGTCCAACACCTTGAAGGTCAGAGACGCGTTGTCGTCAGTGGTCTGGTACCACACACGCTCCGAGTCGTACTTCAACGCGCGAGCAGCGTATTGCTTCGGTATGGTGCGACCCTTCGCCAAGTAGTAGTCAGTGCCATGCACGCTGATATACTGGTGTCCGACGTTCGTCTGTCGGAAAAACATATATCTCGGGACGTGGCGCTGCAGGAAATCATACACGCTATTGTGCTGACGGGAGCCTGTACCGTTACGCAGGGTGACGGTCTCGGTTCCATCTTTATGCCTACGCCAGACGATGGGCGAATACTTGGCCATCCAGCTGATAGGAGGCTCACCATCAACCGCGCTATCACGCATCCAGTAATCCGGTTCGCCCGGGTGCCATCCGTTAGTCAGGGCGTAGCAGTTGTTGCTTACCTTGACGATGCGCTCCCACTTGCGCTTGCGGTCGCCAATGGGACGGATGTCTTTGTCCTTGTTCTTCGCGCCACGCAGAGGGAGGGTTAGGTTATAGGCAGTTTCAATGTCGGCGAAACTGTTGATTGCTTTGTAGTAACGAGCCATTGCTCATCTCCTTGTGTTATACGCCCCGTATAACGAGGCGTGGTTGGTATCACATGTCACTCGCACGAATGTGTACGACCTTGCCCGTGTCGGGCTTGGCGTTCTTGTTGTCGATCACGCACCACATCACAGGGTGTGACCACGATCCCCAGCCACCGAACAGATAACCATCAGTCAGTACGATGGATGCTTGCGGCTTGATGTTATGCTCGGCCATGTAGTCGATGGCACAGGTAATGTCGGTGCCTCCACCGCCCTTGGGCTGCGTGCTGGAGATCATCTTGTCCAACTCGTCCTGCTCGTACACCTCAGCCTGACACACCGAGGTGTCCCAGTAGATGATGTGCACCCGCTCCGGTCGGACAGTCTCGGCTATGGCCTTGGCCTCGGACATGAAGGCGGGCAGCACACCCGGTGCGTAGGTAGACCCTGACGTGTCGATCAGCACGGCCATCTCGCCCACTGTCTCGCTGACACCGGAGGGCATGTAGATGTTCATCCCGACGTACCGACGGTTGGGCTTGCGCCACGTTGAGTAGTCAGACCCAGCGCATGTGTTCTGTACAAACTCACGCAGCGCGTCACGCCAGTTGACCTGCGGTGTCAGCAGTTCCTCGAAGCTGCGGTCGCCACCGGACCCGGTCTTACCTGCAAGCAAGACACCCTGACGTATGGCCTCGTCCACGGCACGGGACAATTCGCGCTTCTCCTCGGCGGTCATGTCCTGCGCTTCTTCCCAGCCATGCTGGTCGAAGCTGCCGTCGTAGTCACCATCACCGTCACCACTGCTGCCGCCCTGCTCGTCACGCTTGCGCTTGAGGTCATGGAATACCTGTGCAGCATCCCACCCACGGTACTTGAAGTCACAGCAACCCTCGGCCAGCTTGCCTGTCATAGTGGCGAAGCCGTCAGGGTTCTCGTCCACTGTCTCAATGTTGATGACGTGGTCGCACGCTTGGTTGGCAAGCTGCTTGTCCTCCTTCCACATCCACTCCCACGTTGTCAGGTGGCGATACATCTTGTGCTTCTCCTCGTGGATAGCGAGGAACCGCAACTCTGCGTCGGTCATGCCGTCCATGAAGTCAGCACCGAACACCACGTTCTTACCGTCGGTGTACGCGGTCGGACACTTGTCAGCGTCATACTCCACACGCTTCTCGCCGATCATCAGAATGCCAGCCAGTGCGGCGTAGCGATCCTTGGCCATGATGTCGATCACGGCTTTCTGCACCCGTTGCTCGGGTGTCAACTTACCCATAAACATGTTGTTCTCCTGTCTGTTATACGCGTCGTATAATGTTCATGATGCGCCGCCACAGCGACGGTTTCGGCGTGACCTCCACCTCGTGGTAGTCCTCCATCACTGCGTCGATGAAGCGTTCCGCCTCATCTTGCTTACGCATCAGGTACAGCTGCTGGCTGATCGAACCGGGCGAGCGGTCGAGACGCTTGCCAATGTCCCAATGCGGCACACCTTGCGCAGCCAGTGTGCGCAGCAGGTCGCGGTCTTCTTCAGTCCAAAGCGTGTTCCGCTTGCCCTCTTTGGGCTTGTACTTCTTCTGGTACGGTTTCATTTGTCCTCTCCATATAGCCATGCGTTTGCTTCGCGTATCGTGGCCAAGGCTTGGCCACGAGTTTCGTTGTGATCCTTCCCGTCTACGTAGACGCGAAGCATTTCCTTGAGGTCCAGAATAAGCTGGGCCGTTTTCAGGTCATCGGTCGACATGTGTCCCTCACTTGATGTCAGCTGCGTAGAGATAGCTGTTCTGCATGGCCCAGTTGGTGAACTTGGTGTTGGTCATCACCATGGGCTGCTTGGAATACTTCGGGGTGCGGACACCGTTGGCAAACATACCCTGCGCCTCTTTCGGCAGCCGCACCATGTAGTCCATCCACGCGTCGAGCCAGTCACGTTCGAGCGCTGCCATGGTACGATACACCACCATACACACAGCTGCGGCGCTGGTCGGCACGATAGCGTTCTTCGGGTCGTCCTTGATAGACTGCAAGCTGGGCAGCTGGTCAGCCAGCTTGACGAAGGCCATCAAGTCCATCGCCGCACGATCACCGATGGCACCGATCAAGCCAGCCACCACCGTCTGGTCGTCAAGGAACTCACGCGTCTTGAGAATGTCAGACGCAGTTTCGAGCGAACGAGGTGTGACGAAGGCAGCACGCTGCGCACGAGGATGGAAGATGTAAGGGTTCTCGTCCGGATCTTTGATCTCGGTGAAGTCAGCGAACAGCTGCGGGTTGTCACGGCACCAGCCCAACAGGCTGTGGTCGATCCCGTTGTTGATGCCCCACTCGATCCAGTCCACGTTGCTAGGCTTGCGTACCGTGACAGGGATGATGCGGTTGCGCTGGTGTGCCACAAGCAAGTCGCCCACGCCCTCGGCCCCGAGGTTGGTGGTGCAGAACACGATGCTGTCAGGGTGCAGCACGTTGTTACCCAACCGGCGCTCCAGCATGAAGGCGGTCAGGCCCTGCTTCACAGCGGCGTTAGCCTTGCCATACTCGTCAAGCATGACGATCACGGGGGTGTTGTGGTGGATACCCAACTCCTCGTTCGGTGCGTAGCTGACGTACGGTGTCTCTGTGTCCACCTCGGCGATGCGTGGCAACATGAGGTCACCCAAGTCCTTGGTCGTGCAGTCGAAGTACACGGGGGTGTGCGTCGGCAGCATCTCGGCCAGCATCTTGAGCAGCGAGGACTTGCCGGTACCCATGTGACCCTGCGCCAGCACGGTGCGCTTGTGGCCAATGATCTTGATGAGGTTTGCGGTCTGGTCCAGACCGAGGTGATACATAGTGTTAGTCATGGTAGTTCTCCGTTTGGTTTGATTTGATTTGTTATACGGGGCGTATAACGCCCCGCTGGTTGACGTATTGTATTAGAAGTCGAGCGACGGCAGGGCCTTGATGGCCTCGTCCACAGCCCGCTTGGTCTCACGGCGCAGACCCTCGTCCTCACGCAACGCGTCCGGCGAGATACCCTGCATCGCCATCTTGAGGCGACGGCTTTGCAGCTGCATGTTCGGATCGTTGGTGATGTTCATGGTCTCCATCATGTCGATCAGGTCCAGCACGTTGGACACCAACGTGTTATGGAACACCTTCTTCTGTTCGTGGTCAGCGTAGTCCAGCCGCTCGGACATGTGGGTCAGCGTCTTGTATGTACGGGACCACAGGTTGCCCATCGCCCGGGTCAGCTGCGCTTCGTAGAACGAAGCATACTGCTGCTGCAACTCGGCAGCCTGCTGGTTGCCAATGTCCACGCGGAAGTCGCCCGCCTCGGGCAAGGGAATGTAGTTGAGGCGAAAGCCGAACTTGGCCTGCATCCTGTCAAGCGACGGGTACTCGGCTGGGTTATACATGTCGCCCAGCTTGATCTGGGTCTCGTTGATAAGCCACTCGTACCGGGCCAAGAACTTCTCCACGAGCCTGTCGAACTCGGCTTGCAGTCCGGTCATGGTCTTGTGATAGCCGAAATACTTCGACGTCGGCAGCATACGCAGCCCGCTGTCGGACCACGGCAGCGTCATAGCATAGTGGTGCGACGTGCGTGCGTTCGCGGCGAACTTCTGGATCGCGGTCAACTCGTCACAGGCAATCAGCTTCTTGTGGACGTTGGCCATACCCTTGTCGGCACGTTTCTGCGTTGTCACGTCGTCAGACGCACGCTTGTCCAGCTTGCGCGCAGTCCAGACCGAGATACTCAGTTCGACCAGCATGGTCGAGGACTGAAGAGTGGCACCCTGCGGTGCCGGTGCGTTATCGAAAGTAAAAGTCATTGTCGTTCTCCTTGTTATACGCTGTGTATAACCCCGCATCAGCGGGGCTTCTGGTTGAGGTGTTGCAGTTCGTCTTTGCGGGTGACCCGTGTGTAACCCTGCTTGGGCAGCGGCACGATGCACCACCCTGCGCGCATGGCCACAGCGGCTTCCTGCCCACAGTCAAGGCAGGTCTGGTACCCCAACGCGCGGCGCGCGTGAGGGTACTCGTCACCACACGTTATACAGTGTGGGTCTACGTTAGTTCTCATCTCTGCTCCCTGTTATCTGCAATATGCACTCCGCGCTGCCCGTAGGTTTCGGCGAGATAGTCGGCCCCGCTTCGCTGTTCGATCCAGTCAGCGCACGGCTCGCACAGGCCGTAGCCTGTGTCTTGGTTGAACCACTGCATCAGCGGCGGGGTCATCTCCCCACAGCACGCGCACGTCTTGGGCGTGGGTTTCTGCGTCATTCGCCATCTCCCGGCCAGCCGAGGGCGATCACGTCGTCTTTGCGGAAGTAGAACGTCCGCTTGTAGTCAACGAGTTCGGCCGTCTTGGACGACCGCTTGATGCAGCGGTTGCCGTTGAAGAAAAACGGCGCGCCCTGTGGCAGGGCGGCAAATGTCATAAGTTCTCCAGCCATTGCTGGTCTCCTTTCTCATGTTATACGCCCCGTATAACGGGGCGCTGGTTGTCCGCGTCACACGCGGTTGTACACGACCGACACCGTGAAGGTGTCATAGGCTTCACGCACCACGCGCAGTACAGCCTTGCGGGTGCTGCACACGTCTACGTGTTCGATGACCTCCTCCAGCTTGCGCTGGACGTGATCTGGCTCCTGCGTGATCGGCGTGAACAGGGACGTGCCGCACTCGCGGATGAGGAGGAACAGCGTGTCCCCCTTCTCCAGGTCGGCACAGGCAGCGGCATCCCACGCCAGATCGCTGACGTATGTATACTTGGCATTCATGAACGGCAGGGCTTTGTGCCCGATTGCGTTCATCGCGTTGCGGAACGCGTCGTTCCGCACGTCGGTTGTCGGGTGGACAGGGTGCTTGTCCTCCCACGCAAAGGCTTCTGCCTTGCGTTCCCATTCCTGATTGATCTGGTTCTGTGTTGTTGTGCTGAGCATGATACTTCCTTTCTCACTGTTATATGCCCCGTATAACGGGGCGTGTTGCGATGGTTTCGGTGTGGTTATGTTGCGACCTGAAAGATCAGGTCGCGCGCCCACTGGGGCGCGTGGATGCCGTGCAGACGGCGCAAGTCATGCGCCAGATCAGCAGCGGCCCGATAGCGGGCGTCCAGCCACTGATCTGGTTGTTGATCGCCCCTGATACTGCGCATGTCGCGGGCATGCGCCAGAACAGTGGCGCGGACTGCGAGGGGGATGTGTGTCAATTTCATCTGTAGTTCCTTTCTCAATGGTTTCGGTGTGGTGGCGCGACTGCACCATGAGACACGCGGGCATCCGCGTGTCCTAGCTGTTGTCGCCCACGTCAGCGGATGCTGACGTATGTGTTTTGTCGAACCAACCGGCAGCAGCTTCCGCACCATTCTCGGGTGCAGGCTGGGCTAGGTATGAAGTGGCATGAGCCGTTATACGAGGCGTATAACCCGCATCGCGGGTCGCGAAGTATAACAGGCCAACGTACCGTCGCGTGTGATAGCTGCGTGGGGCTTCGAGTTTTGTAGGGGGGAACTCCCGTCTCCCTTGATGCCAATACAGTGGCTTGCTGGTTCTTGATTTCTGCAACGCCCCCACTGGAAGTGGGAGCGTGCCCACGCTGCGGTGTTTTCGTAGCCGCGCGTCACAGGCAATGGCCGGTTGGTTCTGCATCATCGGTGTTATACGGGGCGTATAACACCTAGCTAGGCCGGGCTGCGTCAGGCGCAGCCAATCACGATGTCAAAGAGCGTTGGTCAACAAGACCCGGGAACAAACAAACTATACGTAGTATAGTACGATATAATACGATTTGAGTCAATATGCTTCATTTGAGAATCTCATGTTTCATTTGAGAATATCATGTGAGGTTCTGGTAAGTATTGGTAGCTGTTATACAGGTCGTATAACAACGGTGTGGGATTGGCAGCATAGGGTGCAGGGTGTGCGGTCCAGCGGGACCGAAAACGCTAAGTCATTGATATTCGGTAATGTTCCAAATGTTCCTATTCAAGATTTTGAATTGGAACAATACAAACCTGCATGTGTGTTGGTGTAAGTGTCTGATATATATATATATATTTATAGTTAGTAGTAGTAGTAGATGCCTATTGTTCCAAATGTTCCAAATGTTCCACATTTTTTAGTATATACCGGGTTGGAAAAATTTGGGGGGTGTTTGACGGTGCGGTGCATTCGGTCAGACGAAAACGGTTGCCGAGGTCACTATTCCTCGAATTTATGGAACATTGGAACAATACCCGTTTTTTCTTTTGTTATCAACGCGTTATATTGTTCCACTCTTTTTAGGCGACTGGAACATTTGGAACAATAGGTGTATGGTTGTAGACTGGAACATTACATGAAATCAGTGTTATACGGGCCGTATAACGCATCCACGTTGTGATATATTTGTGGAACAATCTCTGGGTAGAATTGTTACAACCCGTGAGCGAGGGGGTTGACAAAATCTCAATTTGGGTTACGCTACACGTAGCGTTAGCTACACCACGCAGTGGTGGACGCAATGCTCTGAGCGTAATCCTCGCACCCCCCACAAGTTGTAAATTTTTCGCCCGGCTTCGCGCCTAGCGTGTAGCGCGCCCTGTGCTGCTGTGGAAACTGGTGATGCGGCGGCCGAACGTGTTATACGGCCCGTATAACAACCTCGTGCCCTGTGCTGCTGTGGAAACTGGTGATGCGGCGGCCGAACGTGTTATACGGCCCGTATAACAACCTCGTATGCCGTGTGCTGTCCGACCTCGTGCCCTGTGCTGCTGCGGTAACTGGTGACGCGTGGAGACGTGTCGCTGGGCCGGAACCGCTGTCGACCCGGTGCTGTTATACGGTGCGTATAACGCGCCCCGTGCTGTTGGGGTAACTGGTGACGCAGCGTCCCGCAGGACGCAAGGCACAAAAAAAGGCGGCGCTTTCGCGCCGCCCTTCGTGTTATTGCTTGGCCATTTCCGCCAAGGCATCTCTCAATGCCTTTTCCAAAACCCTGCGGACCGTATCGTGGTTCGCCCCGCTGGGGTTTTTCGACCTCTTGTCGTTGCCAAGGCGTTTCAGCATCGTGCCGAAACCCTCGGTCAGTACCTCGGACATGGCCTTGATTGTGCGGCCGCCGGGGCTAGCCTTGCCCTTGCCCTTGCCGCCATTGGCCTTGGCCTCAGCCTCAGCCTTGGCCACGCGATCCACATGGTCAAGGAACCGATTGACCGCGTTCGTGACCTTGGTCATGGCCTTGTGATAAGGCGAACCGTTCGCCTTATCGTTCGCCGTTTCGACAATCTTGCGTTCGGCCGCGTTCAACCAAGACAAGGCCACCTCTTGCCGCAAGGCCTGACAATGCTTGCCTTCACCACGCGTCTTGTCTTTTGTCGCACCACGAAAATCGTTCGTGGTCAGGCTTGCCGCGATGACCATATCGCGGAAAGCAAGGGCGGCCTTGTCGCGCGCAGCTTGCGCGCTTTCGAGCCGCCCTTGCGCTTTCAGCCCATCCGTTGCGGCAAGCGCCGCATCTTTGACGGAAAAATTGACGGGGGCGGCTTGCGCCTTTGCAGCGCGCGGCTTGCGTGCCTTGGCGGTTGCGGTTGCCTTGGCGGTTGCGGTTGCCTTGGCGGTTGCGGTTGCGGTTGCGTTTGTCATGTCTTGTCCTTTCTCGGTTGACATGGTTTCGGTCAGGCGGGATTGCCCTTCCGATAACCTATATCTGACACGTTTTGCCATGCCTTGCCACGGTTTGGTTTCGGAACGTGTCATTTAATATCGCGTCACGGTCTGTTATACGGCACGTATAACGCCCCGGGGCTGGACCCCCACCGGGGGGCATCCCCCCTGCTTCGAGGCGGCGGCCCGCTGCGGCAGTAATGCTATTCCGCACCCACAACACCACATTTCAGAACATTACCGGAACATTCGGTCCAAGCCGACCATTCGACCTTCCCCCGGGGGTATCAATCGCATGCGCATTAAGGAGCACCCCACCCCCCTGCCGACCCCCTGTTTCGTGCATAAAGAGTCCCGGATTGTCAGACCCCTATATTTGTTGGTACCATGCACCACATGACACTATCTCTTGTGCCTGAGTCAGACGTACCGATGCCTGATGGGCTGAGCTTTAAGCATGGCAGCGCGCCACCTACGGAGTCGCTGCCAGAACACATGGCCGCAGCTGCGAAAACGGTGGAGCTGCTGGCGACTCACGGACTAAAGGTCGTCCTTGGTTCGGACGACTGCGAAACGGCAGGCTCGGTGCTGATGGATTATGCAAGAGACCCAGATGCGGCGACAAAGGCCATGACAGAGAGACGGATAGGTACCATGACACCCTCAGCCCTGCGTGCGATTGACCACCAACTCCGGCAATTCAGCCATAGGATCGTAGATGATGCCGAGCAGGTGCGGAACTACGTGACGAACAAGCTGCTGGAGGAGACGGACAACCCTGACCCTCGTATTCGGATCAAGGCACTGGAACTGCTTGGTAAGGTCAGCGATGTCGGACTGTTTGCAGAGCGTAGCGAGGTTACGGTGACGCATCGTACGTCTGATGAGCTGCGGGATTCCCTGCGGCAGAAGTTGTCCCGACTTGTCGGAGAGGACGTCGTGGATGCAGAGGTGGTCGAAGTCGAGCCTATGTCTTCGGTGGCGCTCGACAACGCATGGGATGAAGAATGAAAGACACTGTGGAGCCAGTCAGCGACCTCGGATTCAGCGAAGCTGAGCTTCAGCTGCTGCTTCAAAATATAGACAATCTGTCGGACCGGGAAGTCGCGGCCATCAGCGAACAACTGGAGGAGTTGGAGCGTAGAAACGCCCAAAAGGCGGTGCAGGACGACCTGATTGAGTTCTGCAAGGCCATGCAACCTGATTATAAGGTAGGCCGACACCACCGCATCCTTGCGGATCAGCTTATGGCTATTGAGGCCGGGGATAAGGACCGGATCTGCGTAAACATGCCGCCTCGTCACGGTAAGTCGCAGTTGGTCTCAGTATATTACCCTGCGTGGTTCTTGGGTCGCAATCCGAACAAGAAAGTCATGATGGTGTCGCACACCACGGATCTCGCGGTAGACTTTGGTCGCAAAGTCCGTAACCTCATCGCGTCTGAGGATTTCCGGAAAGTTTTTCCGGCAGTGACGCTGGCTGCAGACAGTAAGTCGGCCGGTCGGTGGAACACGAACGCGGGAGGCGAGTATTTCGCCTGCGGCGTCGGGTCGGCCTTGGCCGGTCGCGGTGCGGACTTGTTGTTGATCGACGACCCCCACTCAGAACAGGACGTGCTGAACGGTAACTTCGAAGTGTTCGAGAAGGCCTACGAGTGGTTCACATTCGGTGCCCGTACCCGTCTGATGCCCGGGGGGCGCGTAGCGGTCGTGCAGACACGTTGGCACATGGATGATCTCACCGGACGCGTTGTACGAGATATGGTACAAAACGAAGGCTCGGATCAATATGAGGTTGTCGAACTGCCTGCCATCATGGAGGTGGAGGACAAGAAGGGTCGGACTAAGGAGAAAGCGCTCTGGCCGGAGTTCTTCGACCTGCCTGCCCTGCACCGCACCAAGGCGTCGATGCCGCTGTTCCAGTGGAACGCTCAGTATCAGCAGAACCCCACGTCCGAAGAAGCGTCAATCGTCAAGCGGGAGTGGTGGAACACATGGGGTAAGGAACGACCCCCCGCGTGCGAATACATTATATCGTCACTCGACGCCGCGGCAGAGAAACATAACCGTGCCGACTTCACCGCACTGACGACGTGGGGGGTATTCTACAACGAGGACACGGGGGAACCCGGGCTGATATTGTTGAATGCTGTCAAAGAGCGTCTGGACTTCCCGGAACTGAAGGCTCTGTGCCTAGAGCACTGGAAAGAGTGGGAGCCGGACAGCTTCATTGTGGAAAAGAAGAGTGCGGGGGTGGCTATCTATCAAGAACTGCGCCGGATGGGTATCCCGCTGCAGGAGTACACACCGCACCGCGGTACAGGGGACAAGTTGGCCCGCCTGAACTCCGTTGCGGACATTTTGGCCTCTGGGATGGTCTGGGCACCGCCTAAACGGTGGGCTGAGGAGGTCATTGAAGAAGTGGCGTCATTCCCGTACGGGTCACACGACGACTTGGTTGACTCTACGGTTATGGCACTGCTGCGGTTCCGTCAGGGCGGGTTCATTCGACTGCCCACGGACGAGCCGGAGGAGGACTTCAACTACCGTAGGAAGGCAGACTATTACTGACATTGCCAGATTGGGGTGTTTCACGGTATAGTCCACCGTGTTAGGGCAAGGAGACAGCGTATGGGGTCGGGCTACGGCGGGTACGACGCAAACAACGATGGCAAGATAAATTTTGCCGACAAGCAGCTGGATATGGTCAACGGCGGCGGTGCTGGCGGCGCGGGTGACTATTTCTACTCTGGCTCGAACGCTGACTATGTTGCCGGGGGTGGTACTCTAGGCGCGGGCGAGAATCGTCAGAACACCAGCAGCCCGGGCGGGTGGATTGGGCGTACGTCCAACGCCATAGGAGCCACGCCGAGCGGCTCGGGTATACGGGCCACTGGGATTGCCCGCTATTTTGATCCGGGCCGAGAGGGCGCAGGTAGTTCCTATGGTGGGTATGTCAGCCAAGGTGAAGGCTCTGAAGGACGCCGTTTTCTGCCCTCTTCAGCCGCGGGTGATCCTAACGCTCCCCGTGGTATCGCTATCGAAGCCCCTGAATTTTCATATGTCCCCTCCCCTGCGGTTACTCAGTTTTTTAATTCTACTCCTTCCTACACACAGCCGTCATTCACACCGTATTCTTCGCAGGTGTCTCGTCTGAACGAGATGTTGGCGTCCTACCTCCCGCAAGTTATGCCGATGCAGACATCATACAATTATGGTGGCTATGGCATGCAGCCACCTGCTATGGCTTACGGACAGCCTTCCTATGGATACGGTGGCTATGGCATGCAGCAACCGTCATACGGTGGCTATGGCATGCAGCAGCCGTCATACGGCAGCTACGGCGGCTACGGTGGCTATGGCATGCAGCAACCGTCGGCCAGTGGATTTCGTATCGCTCCTCAGTATAATGCCTATAGCACGCCGTCTTATGGCTATGGTGGCAAGGGGGGCGGACAAGGTAACAACATGGCCGCTGGGGTTGGTGGCTTCTTTGGAGGTGGCTACGCATGACCAGTTTTGCACCCGGAACGTCGCAGGCGACAATGGACGCTGTAAATGATCGTATGTACGGCCCTCGTCCCGCTGTGATGCCTGCACGCCAGCCGATGGCCCGCGGCATGGGTGGCAAAGGTGGTTCTAGGCCAAAGGGCGGTTACGCTCCTGACATGGGTCCACGGGGTGGCGGCATGGCTCCGTTCCGACCGCAAGTTCAGCCAGCGCAGCCGCTTATGTCCATAGACGAGTTTTCTAGGTCGTCTTTGATGGGTCCGACCACACAAGAGTTACGTCCGCTGGTTGAATACGAAGGCAAGATGGTCGATCCGGTTCTCGCGGAGCGATACGATCAGTACCGCTCGGGAAGATTACAACCACAGACGAACAACATGCAGGGCGGGCAGAGGCTGCCATTTAGAATGTCGGACGTTCGGTCCGTGCCCGACAGTATGAGGCAGATGCCGCCGGGCGGTTTTACCCGCCCGCCGATGGCCAGTGGTCTTGCACAGATGCTTGCGATGCAACAACAGATGGGCGGCTTTGGCCGTCCGCCTATGCCTCCGCAGTTTGGTGGCGGGTTTGGTGGGTTTGGCGGCTTTGGCGGCTTTGGCCGTCCGCCTATGCCTCCGCAGTTTGGTGGCGGGTTTGGTGGGTTTGGCGGCTTTGGCGGCTTTGGCGGCTTTGGCCGTCCGCCTATGCAGCCCCAGATGGGCGGCATGGGCGGCAAGGGTGGCCCGCAAATGCGTTCTGACCAGATGTCGGGCGGTCCCCGCACTGCACCGTCCTATGCAATGAGGTAAGGAGCCATCATGGCTGTCGATAAAGTACAAACACCATTTCAGATTCCTCCAGAGGCGCTTGAGGATGATGACATGGAACTGGATGAAGCCGATCTCGAACTGGAGATCGTCAATCCGGATGCAATCTCTATCGAAACCGATGATGGTGGTATGATCCTTGATTTCACTGGCGGAGTCAGTGATGCCCTTCTTGGTCCGGACCATACCGCGAACCTCGCTGATTTCATTGACGAAGATATACTGGAGTCGATGGCCAGCGAGTTGGTTCAGGAGTTCGAGGCTGATCGTCGGTCTCGCAAGGATTGGGCCGCGGCGTACATGAAGGGTCTGGACCTTTTGGGTTTCAAGGTCGAAGATCGTAGTCAGCCATGGCAGGGTGCGTCGGGGGTGTTCCACCCCCTGCTTACGGAAGCCGTTGTGCGGTTTCAAGCGCAAGCTATGGGTGAGATATTCCCTGCCTCTGGCCCTGCGAAGTCAAAGATTCTCGGCAAGTTGACGCCTGAAAAATTCAAGCAGGCCGAACGCGTCCAGAACGAGCTGAACTATCAGCTAACCGAAGAAATGACAGAATACCGTGACGAAATGGAGCAGATGTTGTTCCGTCTCCCATTGGCTGGTTCTGCGTTTAAGAAAGTCTACTATGATCCGATCCGGGAGCGCCCGGTGGCTATGTTCGTGCCCGTAGAGGACTTTGTGGTGTCGTATGGGGCGTCTGATCTACAGACCTGCTCGCGCTATACGCACGTCATGAAGAAGGACGCCAACGAAATCTTGAAGTTGCAGATCAGCGGCTTCTATCGTGATGTAGACCTTCCTGCCCCCACCGCAGATATTTCTGACATCCAAGAGAAGTATGATGATCTCGACGGGGAAGAAGCCACACTGGACGATGACGACCGTCATACGTTGCTAGAGATGCACGTGGACATGAACATGCCGGAGGGGTTTGACGACCCTGACGGTGTTGCACGGCCATACATTATTACTATCGACAAGTCGTCCCGTACCGTGCTGTCGATTCGTCGCAACTATGACGAAGACGACCCGAAGAAAAAGAAGCTGATGCACTTCGTGCATTATAAGTATCTGCCGGGCCTTGGGTTCTACGGTACAGGTCTGATCCATCTGATTGGTGGTCTGGCTAAGTCTGCAACGTCTATCATGCGCCAGCTGATCGACGCAGGCACATTGTCTAACCTTCCCGGCGGTCTTAAAGCCCGTGGTATGCGTATTCGTGGGGACGATACGCCTATCATGCCGGGAGAGTTCCGAGACGTTGACATCCCGGGCGGAGCCATTCGCGATTCTATTACGTTCCTACCGTATAAAGAACCGTCGGGTGTCTTGTACCAACTGCTGGGAAATGTGGTTGAGGAAGGACGCCGCATTGGCTCCGTGGCCGATATTCAGGTCGGGAATATGAACCCGGAAGCACCGGTCGGTACGACACTGGCCCTGCTCGAACGGTCTCTGAAGGTCATGTCGGGTGTACAGGCTCGCCTGCATGCCGCCATGAAGAACGAGCTTCGTTTGTTGGCTCGTGTAATCCACGACTACATGCCCGCCGAATACTCCTACATGGAGGCCGAAGACGGCGAGACCTTTAACCGAATCGAAGACTTCGACGGTCGTGTGGACGTAATCCCCGTGTCTGATCCGAACGCCGCGACTATGGCGCAGCGAGTCGTGCAGTATCAGTCTGCACTGCAGTTGGCTCAGCAGGCTCCGCAGCTCTATGATATGGGTAAGCTACATCGTCAGATGCTGGAGGTGCTGGGGATTCAGGACGCAGACGACATCATCAAGTTGCCTGACGACATCAAGCCTGCTGATCCGGTCACTGAAAACATGGCGATCCTCAAGCAGGAGCCGGTTAAGGCCTTTGCGTATCAGGACCACCAAGCACACATTCAGGTCCATATGGCTATGGCTCAAGACCCGAAGATCCAGCAGATGGTCGGACAGTCACCCTTCGCGCCTGCGATCATGAACGCTATGTCGGCGCATATCACCGAGCACATCGCCCTGCAGTACCGCGTGGAGATACAGAAACGCCTTGGTGTCGAACTGCCTAATCCGGAGGCTCCGCTGCCCGAGGATGTGGAGCTTGAAGTGTCCCGCATGGCGGCTATGGCCGCAGACAAGCTGCTCAAGGGTAACCAAGCAGAGGCTGCACAGCAGCAGGCCCAGCAGCAAGAGCAGGACCCGCTTACGCAGATCCAGCGTGCGGAGCTGGAGTTGAAAGCCCGCGAGATCAAGTTGAAAGAGGATCAAGCGAAGCACAACGCCATCATGGAGCTGGAACGCTTCAAGATGGACACCGCCGCAAAGGCAGGCAACTTGGCGGTTCAGCAGGAGCGTCTCGACGCCGACATGCAGCGTGATGCTGCGAATATCAGCGCCCGTATGGCTACGCAGTTGGACGCCAACTCTCGCAAAGAGAAGACAGAAGGTGCGAAGCTGGGCGTGAAGATTGCCACTGACTTGGCAAAGGGAGCAAACCTTGGACGAACTACAACTCCTTCTAAAGAAGGTGACTGAATACCGCGAGCAACTTAAAGACTACCTCGCTGCTGGGTCTGTCAAAGATTACGACGGATACCAGCGGATCGTTGGCCGCCTAGAAGCGTTCAATGTGGTTGAGGATGATCTCCGCGAGTTGATAGAGCGGCACATATCCTCCTAACGGAGGCGACCCCGGATGGGCCGGGGCAGGCAACGGTGAGCCTTAATCACTGCGAACAGAGGGAAGCATGTATACACCCACTGCGGTGGACGAGAGTATCGTTCACAAGTTGCCGGAACCGAAAGGATACCGGCTCCTGATCGCCACGCTAGAGGTTGATGAAAAGACCGAAGGTGGCGTTTATATGCCCGACAAGTTGAAAGCCGCGGAGTCTACCGCGTCCATTATTGGCTTCGTGATGAAGGCCGGTAGTGAGGCGTACGCAGACCGTGATCGTTTTCCGAACGGGCCGTGGTGTAAGGAGGGAGACTTCGTGATCTTCCGGTCTTACTCCGGAACCCGCTTCAAGGTTGGCGGAAAAGAGTTCCGCCTCATCAACGACGATACTGTGGAGGCCGTCGTTGACGACCCTCGCGGCTACACGAGGGCATAAGCTATGACTGAACAAACTGACCAGATCGACCGCGACGACAACGATTTCGAGTTGGAAGTCGTAGATGACGTTCCCGCGGAAGAGAGACCGCGCCTCGCGGAGGACCATAAAGCAGACCTTCCCGACGATGATGAAGTCGAGAAGTACAGCGAGTCCGTGCAGAAGCGCATCAAGCAACTGAAGTTCGAGTATCATGAAGCCGAACGACAGAAGCAAGAAGCGATCCGTCTCCGAGAGGAGGCCATTCAGTACGCACAGCGTGCCGCCGAAGAAAACCAGCGACTCAGTGAGCGTCTTTCTAAGGGACAGAACAGTGTCGTTGAAAGCGCAAAGATGCGCTATCAGTCCGAAGTAGAGCGGGCCAAACGCGATTACAAAATGGCGTACGAAGCCGGTGACTCCGACGGGCTTGTTGAGGCACAGCAGCGCCTCGTCGAAGCTCAGAACAGCTTGTCTCGCGTGCAGAATTGGCGTCCGCAGCCTGTCCAGCCGGAGTATAGCCCGGAACGGCTTCAGCAGGCGTATCAGCAGTACCAGCAAAAGAACCCGCCGGTTCCGCAGCTGGATGATCGCCAGCGTGCATGGCTTGCTGACAACGACTGGTTTGGCAAGGATGAAGAGATGACCGGTGCAGCCTACGGGCTTCATGAACGATTGGTACGTAGTGGTGTTGATCCAAACACTGATACGTATTATGCTAAGATTAACGAGGGAATGCGCAAGCGTTTCCCCGAACGCTTCGGCGGTGTAACGGAAGAGGTTGACGTTACTCCTCGGAAAACGGCCAACGTGGTGGCCCCTGCTGCTCGCAGCGCAACAAATCCACGCAAAGTCAAACTGACCTCCACTCAGGTTGCTCTCGCCAAGCGCCTTGGGTTGAAACCTGAACAGTACGCGGCGCAACTACTGAAGGACCAGAGAAATGGCTGACCGGACCCCACGCACAACTGAAACCCGTGAATCGGGTGAACGTAAGCGGACATGGCAACAACCCTCGGCCCTGCCCACCCCCGAACCCAAAGATGGCTTGAGCTTTCGTTGGATTCGCACCTCGACGCTTGGTGAGGCAGACAACCGAAATGTGTCTATGCGCTTCCGTGAGGGTTACACACCAGTCAGAGCCGAGGACCATCCGGAACTTATGGTGATGTCGGACGTGGATTCACGTTTTAAAGGCAACATCGAAGTCGGCGGTCTGCTTCTGTGTTCTATCCCGACCGAAATCGTAGAGGACAGAAACGATCAGATGGCTCAAAAGGCCAAGCAGCAGATGGATTCTGTGGATCGTAACTACCTCCGCGAGTCTGATCCGCGCATGCCCGTTCTTAAACCGGAACGATCATCGCGGACTAGCTTTGGCAAGTAATTGCCATTTGACGCAACAAGGAGAGAACTATGGCTACCACTGCCACTCCCTATGGTCTGCGTCCGGTCAATCTTATCGGTGGTCGCCCCTTCGCTGGTTCGACACGGCAGATCAAGATTGCATCGGGCTATGCAGCCAACATCTTCAATGGTGACATTGTGCAAGTGCACACTGACGGCACCATCACGAAGGTGACCAATGTCGGCACCGCCGCCGACGCCTTCCCCGCTGGTACAGTGGGTGTCTTTGTGGGCTGCGCCTACACTGATGCTGTTTCGGGTCTTCGTACCCAGAACTACTGGCCGTCGGGCACTGTCGCTTCTGACGCTGTCGCGTATGTCGTGGACGATCCGGACACTCTGTTCATGATCCAAGCGGATGCGTCGATTGCTCAGACTGGTCTTCACCTGAACTATGCGGTCAATCAGGGCGCGGGTTCCACGGCGACCGGTGTGTCGGGTATTTCGCTTGACGTTGCAACCGGTGCTACCACCGCAACCATTGCCTTCAAGGTCGTGGATTTTGTGGACAGCACTACTTCGACTGTTGGTGATGCGTACACCGACGTACTGGTTAAGTTTAACCCGTCGTCGCATGCGTACACTGCTGGTCTTGGCGTAGCATAAGGAGTCTGACTGATGGCTATTTCGCGCGCCCAGCTCCTTAAAGAGCTGCTTCCCGGCCTCAACGCGCTCTTCGGCATGGAGTATGACTCCTATGAAGGCGAGCACGCTGAGATTTACGAGACTGAAAACTCCGAACGTTCGTTCGAGGAAGAAGTCAAACTTTCGGGCTTCGGTGCTGCACCGACCAAGGCCGAAGGTGAGGCGATCTCCTACGACAACGCGCAGGAAGCATTCACTGCTCGTTACACCCACGAGACCGTCGCTATGGGTTTCTCCATCACCGAAGAGGCGATGGAAGACAACCTGTACGACTCGCTCTCGGCTCGCTACACCAAGGCGCTTGCACGTGCCATGGCGTATACCAAGCAGGTCAAAGCAGCCTCGCTGCTGAACACCGGTTTCACCTCGTTCAACTCGGGCGACGGTGTTACCCTGTTCTCGACCTCACACCCGACGGTCACCGGCTCGAACAACTCGAACCGCCCGACGGTAGCTTCGGATCTGAACGAAACCTCGCTCGAACAGGCAGTGATCGACATCGCTGCGTACACTGACGAGCGTGGTCTGCTGATCGCGGCCCGTCCGCGTAAGCTGATCGTTCCTCCGGCGCTGATGTTCGTTGCAACTCGTCTGCTGCAGACCGAGCTTCGTGTTGGCACCGCCGACAACGATCTGAACGCTCTGAAGTCGAACGGGTCGATTCCGGAAGGGTACCGTGTAAACCACTACCTGACCGACAACGATGCTTGGTTCCTGACCACCGACATCCCCAACGGTATGAAGCACTTTGTGCGTACGCCGATGGCAACGTCGATGGACGGTGACTTCGACACCGGCAACGTCCGCTACAAGGCCCGTGAGCGTTACAGCTTCGGCGTCTCGGACCCGCTGGGCATCTATGGTTCGCCGGGCGCTGCATAAAGCGTGACGTGACCGTGAAAGTTTGGTAGTCTGGTCTTGTTAAACTCCTCCCTGTTTGACATGACTGTCTTCCAAACTGGGGCCGCTTCGGCGGCCCCTTTCTTTTTATTCTGTACGAGTGTATGCTGCGTGCATCCCTGACAGCCGCATAGGGTGGCTGACTTGACCCACGACAGGAGATGCACATGGGTACGACTACTTTCAGCGGTCCGGTTGTTTCAAACAACGGCTTCACGGGTAACGTGACGGGCGATGTGACAGGTGACGTCGTTGGCGCGATCACCGTTCCCACCTACACTGTGGCAGGCGCACCTTCCGCCGCTTCGGCAGGCGCAGGGACGCTAATCTACGTTTCTAATGGCGCTGCTGGTTCGCCGATTCTCGCGTTTTCGGACGGCACCAACTGGAAGCGTTCGGATACTGGCGCTACCATCGCGGCATCGTGAGGTGAGCTATGGGCGTTATCAAATGGGAGGCTCCTTCCAAGGAGGAGCTGGCTGAACGGGAGGCCGCAGCAAAGCCTGCGGTCCCTAAGAGCACCAAGAAAACCGCGACGAAGAAGGGCGACTGACCTATGGCAAGCTCTGACGTACAGTCAAAGCGGGTAACGGGCACCGGCTCTGTGGCCGTTGGCCCTGCCCGTATTCGGCAGATTCAGGTCTTGACCACAACAGGCACTCCTCGGTTGACCATTACTGATGGCAGCGGCGGTGCTACGGTTCTGGACTTGGATTTTCTGGCGTCGGATTCGCATTCGGTTAACATACCGGCGGATGGACTGCGCGTTAGCGACATTTACGTCTCTGCGTTCACAAACATCACTGCGATGACGGTGTTCTACAACTAAGAGAGGCTCGGATGGCTGAGATAAGTTCTATCACACGGGTCGGCACGTCTGAGCCGTTCGAGCTTCAAGCTGCGCGTGGGCAGATTTATCTGCACAACACGTTGTTCAAGTATGGGTACAACTCCAACATCATCAATGTCGAAGAGACCATATGGGATGGTGGTGGTATCTATACCTATCCGGGTTCCGCTGTTGCCATGACTGTTACATCGGCAAGCGGTGCAACTGATTCTGGTGTAAAGGTTCAGGTCTACGGACTTGATGCGGATTGCGTCGAGGTGAATGAAGAGGTCACCCTGAACGCCAGCGGAACGGCCACAACCACACAGACATTCCTGCGTGTTTTCCGGGCCTTTGTTTCTGGCGCAACGGCACCCGCAGGCAATATCACCGTCGCCAATGGCGGCACAACGTATGCCCAGATTACGGCTGGTGAAAACCAAACTCTAATGGCGGTCTATACTGTGCCTGCTGGTAAGACGCTTTACCTTTCCAGCGGTACGGCCACGCACGGAACAGATACTGCTGGGGCATACATGACGATCCGATTCATGGTTCGTCAGCCCGGTGGTGTGTTCAGAACCACCGTCAAGGTCGATGTGACTGGTGGGGAGCTTCTGTTCCCGTTTACCTACCCTCTTCGCCTCCCTGAGAAGAGCGACCTTGAGGTCCGTGCTATTTGTAACAAGAACCAGATCAACGCGGTATCCGCTACATTTGAGGGGGTTCTGATTAGCAATGGCTAAAGAGAAACGCGATAAGCCGATTGCCCGAACCACAAAGGGCAAGGGCGCAAACTACCGGAAGACCTCTGAGGGCGCAGGCATGACCAAAAAAGGCGTTGCCGCGTATCGAAAGAAGAACCCCGGGTCCAAACTGCAGACCGCGGTGACCGAAGATAACCCAACGGGTAAAAGGGCTAAGCGACGTAAGTCGTTCTGCGCACGCTCCGCTGGACAGATGAAGCAGTTTCCCAAAGCGGCCAAAGATCCAAACAGCCGACTGAGGCAGGCGCGCAAGCGCTGGAAGTGCTGATGGCTATTTCGCGTGCCCAGATGGGCAGCCAGATGAAAGGAAACCGCATGAACTGCAAAGGCACCAAGAAGATGCAGGCGGGCGGCATGATGCCTGACGCTGAGGGCAACTACTCCGCCACACCGCAGGCAGGCAAGCAGGCTATGGAACAGGCCGTAGCGCAGGCTATGGCGGTGGCGAAGGATAAAGCCCCTCGTAAGGACGCAGCCCCTCTAATGCGCAAAGTGACGGGCATGAAGAAGATGAAATCCGGCGGCCGGGTCCGTGGAGACGGTGTCTGCCAGCGGGGTAAGACCAAGGGGACTATGCGGTAATGCCGGTCAAAAAAGTACCCGGAGGCTACAAGTGGGGTAGCAAAGGCAAGGTCTACAAGACCAAAGCCGCTGCCGAACGGCAGGGGCGTGCCGCGTACGCGTCTGGGTACAAGGGCACCAAGCCCATGAAGACTGGAGGTAAAACCGAAAGTCGGGTCAACGAGTCTGGTAACTACACGAATCCCGGGATGCGCAAGAGCTTGTTCGAGAGTATCAAGGCGGGTGGCAAGGGCGGCAAGCCCGGGCAGTGGTCTGCTCGTAAGGCCCAGATGCTTGCCAAGCAGTACAAGGACAAGGGCGGAGGGTACACGTCGTGAAGGCCCCGCAGAAGTCTCTGAACGCGTGGACAAAGCAGAAGTGGCGCACCAAGTCTGGTCAGCCCTCCACGCAAGGCCCCACAGCGACTGGCGAGCGGTACTTGCCGGAGAACGCGATCAAGTCCTTGTCCGCGTCTGAATACGCGGCGACGTCTCGCAAGAAGCGAGAGGACACAAAAAAGGGAAAGCAGTTCTCCAAGCAGCCAAAGACGGTTGCGAAGAAAACCGCACGGCATAGGAAGAAGACCTGATGGCTGTAGTCGTACCTGATATTGCGGAGCTGTTTGAGGAGGCCTACGAGCGCGCAGGCCTCGAAATGCGTACGGGGTACGACCTGAAGACCGCCCGACGCAGTCTGAACTTGCTGACTCTTGAATGGCAAAACCGGGGTCTGAACCTCTTCACGATTGAGTCTGGCACACAAGCTCTGACCGCGGGTACAGCCTCGTACACGATGCCTACAGATACGATTGATCTGATAGAGCATCAGCTGCGTACTGGTAGCGGGGTCAATCAGGTTGACACGTCGTTGGAGCGGATTAGCGTATCCACGTACGCACAACAGACCAACAAGAACACAACTGGACGCCCGACACAGATTTATGTGGCGCGTAATATCAGTGACGTCACTGTTACTTTATGGCCGGTTCCTGACGCTACGACATCGTATACGCTGTTCTACTATCGCTTGAAAGGTATTGATGGTTTGGCGTCTGGTATCGGAACCTCGGCAGCTATCCCGCCGCGGTTTGTACCCGCCCTTGTGTCTGGTCTTGCCTATCAGATTGCCATGAAGAAGCCGGATGCCGCGCCTCGGGTACCAGCACTCAAGGCCGACTATGACGAACAGTTTGCCCTTGCCGCAAGTGAAGACGAAGATCGTTCGTCGTCTAGGTTCGTTCCTTATATGGGGTACATCTAATGCCTCGCGCTGCCGGTAAATACGCATACGGTTACTGTGACAAAACGGGGTTTCGATACCCACTTGCTGACCTTGTGTGGGAATACAAGGACGGCGTTAAGACAGGCATGCGTGTCGGTAAGGATGTCGTGGACCCCGATCACCCGCAGAACTTCCTTGGGCGAGTTAAAATTTTTGACCCACAATCGCTCGTTGATCCACGACCCGACACCTCGCTGCAGGAAAGCCGGGCGTTGTGGGGGTGGAATCCCGTAGGCAATCCTGCCCAGTATATGGTAGCATCTGTTGGAACTGTCACTGTCACCACAACCGATGGAGAATGAAATGCCCGGTGGAAATTCAACTGCACGTCCGTACAACCGCGACGAAAAGAAAGCGTCAAAAATTATCAAAGCTGCAAGAGCGGTGAACTCTAAAATCAATGCTAGAGAGACTAGTGGCGATCTGGACAAGGCCGCTGCAAATCGTCTCAGGCAAAAACTGAGGAGCGGTAAAGTCTCTGAGGCGCACCGCATAAAGGGTATGCAGGATATGAAGCAGAAAACGCGTGATGCACGGAAAGCCTCCGGGCTTGCAAAAGGGGGTGTCGTCAAGAAAAAGTCCGGCGGCGTCGTCAAGAAGAAGTCCGGCGGCACGTGCCGTGGGATGGGCGCAGCCACCAAGGGTGGCAAGTACAGCAAGGCATAACCCATGAGCTTCACCTACGCAGAGCTAAAGCAGGCAATTCAGGACTACGCTGAAAACACGGAGAGCACCTTCGTCAGCAATCTTCCTGTGTTTATTCGCTCTGCGGAGGAGAGGATACTGAAGAGTGTGCAGCTTAGTCTGTTCCGCAAGAACGCTACTGCCACTCTGTCCTCTAGCTCTCAGTACCTCCCGTGCCCGTCTGACTTCCTAGCGCCTTGGTCGCTGAGCTTGACTGGTACGTCAGGCGATAAGGAGTTTCTGCTGTTCAAGTCTGCGAACTTTGTGCAGGAGGTGAACCCAGACCCGGCTGATACTGGCGTGCCTCGGTATTACGCACAGTTTGATGTGGACAACTTTATCGTGGCCCCGTCCGCAGATGGATCGTACACCGCCGAGCTTCACTATTTGTACCGCCCTACAAGTATTACCGCGGGCGCTGACAGCGGCACCACATGGCTTAGTGTAAACGCGGAGCTTAGTCTTCTGTACGGAGCGCTTGTCGAGGCTTATGTGTTTATGAAAGGCGCACAGGATCTGATGTCTTATTATGATAAGCGGTTCGAGGAAAGCCTGATGGGCCTGAAGCAGCTTGGAGAGGCAAAGGAAACGACGGACGAATATCGCTCCGGTCAACTTATAAGGCCTAAGCAATGAGTCTTGGCATGATGGAGATAGGCCCCGTTGGCGTCAGAACCACTGACCGCCGTGGGTTTACGCCGGAAGAGTTGGCTGAACAGTGCGTTCAAAAGATCGTGCATGTGTCCGCCTCTGCTCCTGCGCCAATCCGAGAGCAGGCAGAAGCGTTTCGCGGGACGGTGCAGCACCTCATAATGCTGTACTTGAAGCAAGCGATTAACAGTGACCGCACAACTGTGTATAATGCCCTTATGGATGCAGGCCAGCCAGAGTTGGCCGAACTTATCAGGAGACTCTAAATGGCGTTCACCGGCAACTTCATGTGCACCAGCTTCAAGCAGGAACTGCTTCAGGCCAAGCACGACTTCACGGCTTCCACCGGCCACACGTTCAAGATTGCTCTGTACACCAACAGTGCGTCTTTTACCGCAGCGACCACAGATTACACCTCCACCAACGAGGTCAGCAACTCCGGATCGTATTCTGCGGGCGGCGGAACTTTGACGAACATCACGCCCACTACCAGTGGCACCACCGCATTTGCAGACTTTGCAGACATCACGTTCACGTCGGCAACCATCACGGCCCGTGGCGCGTTGATCTACAACACCACCACTGGCGGGGGCACAGGCACAACAGACACTGTTGCTGTGCTTGATTTTGGGTCTGACAAGACCTCTACGGCTGGCGACTTCCAGATTCTGTTCCCAACAGCGGATGCTTCGAACGCTATCATCCGCATCGCGTAAGAGGCTAAAACATGGTCAAACTCGTCAACCGCGCCAAGATGTCCACGGCCACGACTGGTACAGGGACCATCACTCTTGGCTCTGCTGAAAGCGGCTATCAGTCATTTGGTGATGCTGGCGTGGCTGACGGGGAGACCGTGCGTTATGTCATTGAGGACGGTACGGCTTGGGAGATTGGAACAGGCACCTACACGGCGACCGGCACCACCCTGTCGCGGACGCTGGACGAAAGCAGCACAGGCAGCTTGTTGAACCTGTCGGGTGACGCTGTAGTGTATGTTACGGCTGCTGCCGAGGATATTTTGCAACAAGCCGACCTGACCGCAGGCACTGGCATAAGCATCACTGGTTCGACAATTACAAACTCTGCGCCAGATCAGACGGTTAGCATCACTGGTTCTGGGGCGATTACTGCCAGCGGAACGTATCCTAATTTTGAAATAGCTACGCCCGGATACACCGACAGTGACGTTGACACCCACCTGAACACTGGCACAGCTACGACTGGTGAGGTGCTGTCGTGGAACGGTAGTGACTATGATTGGATTACGGCTGGTGGTGCCACTAGCCTAAGTGACTTGTCGGACGCTGTTACACCAGCATTTTCGGTTGGCCTTGGGCAGGGCGCAATCCCATCACTCGGCGCTACTAGGTATACTACGGCAGTTGGACGAAATGCGGGACAGGATGCAACGGCGACTGACGATAGTGTTTTTGTGGGCTATAACGCAGGTGCTAATTTAGTAAGCGCCGCTGATAATACTGTAGTCGGCTCTAGGGCTTTGAACACAAGTGTAACTGGCGCGGCAAACACTGTAGTCGGCACTGGAGCCATGAGGTATGGTGTAGCATCATCTACGGCTGGACGAAATGTAGCCATCGGATTTCAAGCTGGTGAAAACGTATCAACGGGTTTTTGGAATACATTTTTAGGCTCTGCAACCGGAACAAGCGTTACTTCAGGTATAGGAAACACCTTTATTGGCAAAGATGCGGCGCGGTCCGTTACAACTGGGTCTTACAACATTGCGATTGGCCTTGATGCTCTTGATGCTGCTACTACTGGCGGACGTAACATCGCCATCGGCCAAGATGCTATGGGGTCTGGGGTGGCTACTGATGCTTCTGGTGATAACATCGCCATTGGGTATCAAGCAGGCTTCGCCGTAACCTCTGGCACAGACAACATCTTCATCGGTGAGACTGCTGGTGACGCCACCACTACAGGCTCTAACCAGATCGTCATCGGCCAAGGCTCTGACGCATCCTCTGCCACAGTCTCCAACGAGATCACGCTGGGGAATACGAGCATTACTCGCTTCCGTATTCCGGGTGCAGGTATCGACAACACCAGTGCTGCCCTCTCAGGCACCACCCCATCGGTGGACGTAGGAGCACGAGACACCTACACGCTGACCACATCTGGCAATACCACGTTTACCTTCACTGGCGCACCATCGTCAGGTCAGGTCGGCACGTTCAGTCTCATCATCACGGCTGGAGGCACGCACACGCTGACATGGCCTGCATCGGTTGACTGGGCTGGTGGCACGGCTCCTGATGCGCCTGCAAGCGGTGAAAAGGACATCTACACGTTTATGACAGTGGACGGCGGCACTACTTGGTATGGCTTCCTCGCTGGGGATGCGATGGCATGATTACTTCTGCACAGAAGCTGTTGATGGCTCGTGCTGGGGCTGGTGGCGGCGGCGGCGGCGGCGGTAGTGGCATACAGCATCTTGGGTCGGTGACCAAAAGCGGTGCGGATGTGGGCGTTTGGAATAGCAGCGCTGAGGCGTTAGACGTTTTATCAATCGCTTCGCCCGGAGACCTTGTTGTTATAGCGTTTAGCTTTTCCAGAGGGGGCAGGAATGTTCGGTGGGAGGGTATGTCATTTTCCAACATTTACAATCAATCTAGTCAAAGCGACCCCGGTTGGTTCGTGGGCTATCGGTTTGTGCAGGCGGGAGATGCTAATCCGTGGAACGATCACGATGACGAATACTGGGAAGGGTTATCAGTTGTTGCGTCTGTCTTCAGAGGGGTGAGCAGCTTTGTAAATTCAGCTGTTGCTTTCGCTAATATTGGTATGCCTAATCCCCCCAGCTTAACTGCAAGTGGTGGGTTGTGGATTGCCACCGGGCATTTAGACGACGACCCGGTTACAATGACAGCGCCGGTCGGTTGGGAACTTAGTGGCGCTGAAGATCGTAGTGGTTCTCAATCTTCGTCTACGGCGATTGCGTATAAAATTGCCGAGCAAACATCAGATGACCCCGGCGGGTTTGGCGGCGGTGGAAATGACGTTTGGAGAGCCGTCACGGCGGTTTTTGACTGAGGCTAAGGAGGCCAGAGAATAATGTACCTGAAACTTACAAACGGCGTCCCGGCCAAATACACACTGGGACAACTGCGCCGTGATAATCCGCAAACATCCTTTCCCAAGAAGATACCTGATGCACTCTTGGCAAGCTACGATGTGTATCCGTACACTCGCCCAACACCAAGTGAGTACGATTCACTCTCATGGAAACTTGTTGATGGCAATTTCGAACAAGATTCTGTTGGCAACTGGTCTTTATCGTATGTGCTGGAAGCCTTGCCATTAGAACAGGCCCAGAGCAACATCCGTAATAGACGTGATGGGCTTCTAAAAGACACTGATTGGATTGTTATTATGCACACTGAGAAAGGCACCAACATTCCATTGGAATGGGAAGTGTACCGCCAAGCCCTTCGTGATATAACAGGACAAGCAGGCTTCCCTTACGAAGTCACTTGGCCCACTAAACTTTGAGATATAAAATGGAAGATGAATTGACACCAGAACGCATTGCAAAGCACTATAGCGCCTGCCTCGACAGCGTATGGATCATAAACGATGCAATCGCCAACCCTGATCAGTATGCAGACGACGATACAGTGATCGAGCGCAATGTGGAGCATCTTGAGGTTATGCGCAGCGCTGATTTCTGGACGACCGAGGACATGGCTCCGATTGATGCAGCCATCGCTGCTGGGAATGCTGCTACTACGGAGTAAATAGATGCTTGGCTTCGCCCCACTATCAGCCGCGCCGCTTGCCGATGATGGCCTGAAAGGTGAAACCGCCGTTACTCTAACCGGCGTTGAGGCTACAGGCAGTGTAGGAAGCCTATCTGTTGTAGGCGCGGCCAGTGTATCTGTAACCGGCGTTGCCGCCACTGGTGCGGCTGGCACTGTCTCGGTGTCTGCTGACAGCAATACCACAGTCACAGGCGTCCCTGCGTCCGGTGCGGTTGGCTCCATCACTATGGTTGGCACGGCCAATGTGGTGGCAACAGGCGTTTCTGGTGCAGGCAATGTAGGCATTGTTGACGTTAACCCAGATGTCATCCTTGAGGGTGTTGAGGCAACCGGACAGGTCGGCACTGTATCTATCCTTGAGGGTATAGACATAGACGTCCCCGTTACGGGCGTCTTCGCGACTGGCGCGGCAGGCACCCTGACCGTTTCCGCTGACAGCAACACGACCGTAGTTGGCGTTTCCGCCTCCGGCGCGATTGGCACGGCTGCGGTCGTGGGGACGGCAAACGTATCTGCTACGGGCGTATCTGCGTCCGGTCAGATCGGCTCTGTCACTGCCTCTGTCCCGGCAAATGTTAATGCTTCTGGAGTATCGGCAACTGGCTTTGTCGGCAGTGTCACGGTACTTGCTGCCGCCAACGTCTCCCCGACAGGTGTTGAAGCGTCTGGCGCTATTGGCTCCGTTGTAATTTCTATCAGTGCTACTGCTCCCGTTACAGGTGTTACTGCCACGGGGACCGTTGGCGCAGCCTCTGTAATAGGCTCTGCTGTTGTGTCTCTGCTTGGTGTTGAGGCTACCCTAGCAACTCCGTCTGTGATAGTTTGGGGGCCAATAGCACCAGAACCGCCTGTAACTTGGTCTGGAGTAACGCCACCCTCTGGGGGCACATGGACAGAAATAGTTCCGCCGTCTGGTGATGGTTGGGACGACATAGCCGCATAAGAGGCCGACATGACAAGCTACACGAACATCAATGGGCTTCGCTTGATGGTCACAGGTGCCGACAGTGGCACATGGGGCGATAACACCAACGTGAACCTGCAGATGCTTGATGCCGCCACCAAGGGCGTCAAGGAAATATCGCTGTCTGGCACCACACACACGCTGACGACAACAGATGGCACCCTTTCTGACGCCAACTATGCGGTCCTTGTGTTCGCAGGTTCTCCGACCGGCACCAATACTGTAACTATCAGCCCGAACGACCAGACTAAGCTGTTCTTTGTCCAGAACAACAGCGGGCAGGCTGTCGTTCTTACCCAAGGGTCGGGGGGTAACGTCACTGTTACCAATGGCAAAGCCGCGGTCGTATACGCAGATGGCGGCGGTGCGACGGCACAGGTTGTGGATCTTACTGCCAATTTCGGAGATTTCCTATTGGCGTCCAATAACTTGTCTGACGTCAACAGTGCCTCCACTGCGCGAACAAACCTTGGTCTTGGAACCATTGCAACTCAAAACAGCAATAACGTCAGCATCACAGGTGGCTCGGTGGCCGCCACGCTGTCTAGCAGCAGTGTTGCGTTTACTGGTGGCTCTATCACTGGCATCACGGACCTTGCTGTAGCAGACGGTGGAACTGGAGCATCTACTGCCGCGGATGCACGTACTAACCTCGGAGTGGCTATTGGTAGCAATGTACAGGCGTGGGACGTAAACCTCGACCAGATCGCTGCGTTGGCTCCTACGCTTAATAACTTTATTGTGGGTACCGGAACGTCGTGGGCGCTAGAGACTCCCAGCTCTGCGCGCACGTCGCTTGGCCTTGGCACAGTAGCTACACAAAACAGTACCAGTGTTAGTATCACTGGCGGGTCTATTACTGGAATTACCGACCTCGCTATCGCAGACGGTGGGACAGGGGCTTCCACAGCGGCGGCAGCGCGGTCTAATCTTGGCCTCGAAATCGGCGTAGACGTAGCGGCATACGACGCGAACAGCGCTGCGTTCTTGAGCACTTTTACCCTTCCTACCGCGGACTCCACGGCCAACTATGTTCTAGCCACGGATGGTAATGGCACGCTGCAGTTTGTCTCGACTGGCTCCGGGGACGGTTCGGTTACCTCGGTTGGTCTGAGCGGCGGGACCACAGGGCTGACAGTCTCAGGAAGCCCCATCACGTCGTTTGGTACTATGACGCTCGGTGGTACGCTTGGGGTCGCCAATGGGGGTACTGGAGGCACTACGGCATCCGCAGCCCGGTCGAGTCTTGGACTCGCTATCGGAAGCGATGTACAGGCCTATGACGCAGACCTTACTAAGATTGCGGCGTTGTCTTCCGCTGACGGAAACATCATTGTTGGCAGCGCAGCTGGCTGGGTCGCCGAAAGTGGCGCAACCGCTCGGGCCTCGTTGGGTCTTGCTATCGGTACCGATGTGCAGGCCTATGATGCAGACCTTACCGCACTGGGGGGCCTCGCTAAGACCAACGGCAACTTTATCGTCGGCAACGGGTCTACATGGGTAGCCGAAAGTGGTGTTACTGCTCGGGCGTCGTTGGGTTTGGGGTCAATGGCTACCCAAAACAGCACCAGCGTCAGTATCACTGGTGGATCTATAACGGGAATCACCGACCTTGCGGTAGCCGACGGGGGCACTGGGGCTTCTACAGCGGCAGCGGCTCGTACTAATCTTGGCGTGGCTATCGGCTATGACGTGCAGGCCTACAGTTCGAATCTGACCTCGTGGGGGTTAGTGGGCCGAGCCTCCGGGTTTGACGCGTTTGTAAACAGTCCGACCACCGCAAATTTCGCCGCACTTATTACCGGCGAGACCGGAACGGGTGCCGTCGTGTTTAACACGTCACCGACCTTGGTGACGCCAGTTCTTGGTACACCCACATCAGGGGATTTGTCGAATTGCACCGGCACGCCCACACTTAATCTTTCGAACTCTACCGGCACGCCGGCACTTGATCTTTCGAACTCTACTGCTGACGGGACCAACGAGGTTGGCTTCCGGAACGTCCCGGCTGTCGGCACCAAGACCACCAGCTACACGCTGGCGACAGGGGATGTAGGCAAGTACGTCCAAGTGGGTACGGGCGGCAGCATCACAATCCCTGACGCGACTTTTAGCGAAGGTGACGTTGTAAGCATCTTCAACAACACCTCTGGCGACATCACGATCACATGCAGCATTACCACGGCGTATATTGCTGGCAACAATCTCGACAAGGCGAGTGTCACGCTCGCAACACGGGGGACCGCGACGATCTTGTTTATCAGTGGCACAGTCTGCGTAATGTCCGGGAACATCAGCTAATGTCCGCGATCCAGCAAATGCAGATGATGGGTGAAAGCAGCTACCCCATCCTTGAGTATGCCGGGGGAGGTGGCGGGCGCACACCCACTCTCTCTGACATCCAAACCACCACTGGAACGCTACCCGTTCCGGGGGATGTCCTGATTATGACATTGTTCAGTGTTGCACAAAGCCATAGTCCCGCAACGGGGAATCCGTCCGTGCAGCTTTCAAGCTACTCCACGTCTTACGAAGTTGAGATTTGGGGATGTACCGTTGAACAGGGGCAGACCACCTTTGCCTTCAACAGGGGCGGTGAAACATATGACGATTACATCTGGCACTTCTTCAAGCGCGTGTCTGGACGCAGTCCTGTGCTGACCGTTGTGGACTCTGGAGGCGGCTTGGTAAGCAGCAACAACATTAACTACTCTGCGCCCATGCCGTGCCTGCGCCTGTTTTCCAGACAAAACAACGACGGGTCCGGCGCCACTGGATACGATGAGTTTGACAACCCCCTTACTGGCGGCGTTGATTACGGGCGGCAGGGTAACGGTCTCCTTGATTCCGGCTGGATGGTAGACAAGACAGGCCGTGGGCGGCTGTACGAAGTCCAAGACGGGACGTACTTTGACTGCGACGCTACGGTTACACTGTGAGGTAGACCATGCCCTTCATGAAGCTCCAGTTCAAACCCGGCATCAACCGCGAAATCACCTCGTACAGCAACGAGGGCGGCTGGAGAGACTGTGACAAGGTCAGGTTTCAAAAGGGTTTCCCAGAGCAGATTGGCGGCTGGCAGAAGCACTCAAACAGCACCTTCTTGGGCACATGCCGTGCGTTGCTTCCGTGGATTTCCCTTGCAGGGGACAAATTTATCGGCGTTGGAACACATCTGAAGTACTACATCTCCTCCGGTGGCAACTTTAACGACATCACGCCTATTCGTGCTACAGACAGCCTCACAGGGCCGTTTTCCGCGACCAACGGCAGTGCCACTCTTACGGTAACGCAGGTGAATCACGGCGCTGTGGTCAACGACTTCGTGACCTTCAGCGGGGCCACTGGCCTTGGTGGCAATGTGACCGCAGATGTACTGAACGCAGAGCACCAGATCACGGCGATCAATTCGACCTCGGAGTACGAAGTCACCCTTAGCGTAACCGCGAACGCATCTGACACCGGAAACGGCGGTAGCGTCACGGCTGCGTACCAGATCAACACCGGCCTTGATACAACGGTCGTAGGCACCGGCTGGGGCACAGACACATGGGGCAGTGGCGGCTGGGGGTCAGCGTCTTCTGTGGCTGCGATTACAGGAACCTTGCGTCTGTGGAGCCATGACAACTTTGGAGAAGACCTAATTATTAACGTCCGAGATGGCGGAATCTATTACTGGGACAAATCTAGTGGACTTGCGTCTAGGGCAGTGCCGTTGTCCAGCCTCGCTGGCGCAAGTAACCCTCCCACGATAGCGAAGCAAGTTCTTGTGTCAGACCAAGATGGGCACGTAATCGCTTTCGGTTGCGACAGCCAATTTGATCCCGGTGTCCAAGACCCCATGCTTATTCGCTTTTCCAGTCAGTTAGATGCGTCTGACTGGGATGTCACAAGCACCACCAACACAGCCGGAGATCTCCCGCTAAGTTCCGGGTCGGAAATTATCTGCGCCATAGAAACACGCCAGCAGATCCTCGTGTTCACGAACACGACCTTGTACGGCATGCAATTCCTTGGACCGCCGTACATCTTCGGTATAAATCCACTTACTGAAAACGTGACGATTGCATCTCCGAACGCCGCTGTCGCTGTTCAAGATCGTGTGTACTGGATGGGTCAGTCTGAGTTTTATATGTACACGGGTGCCGTGCAGAAGGTGCCCTGCATGGTGCGGGACTACGTCTTTGATGACATCGACCAGCTTCAGTTTGAAAAGGTCTTTGCTGGTCTGAACTCCGAGCATTCTGAGATCTGGTGGTTCTACCCATCCACAGCTGGTGGTGGATTTGTAGACAAGTACGTCATCTATAACTACGAAGAGAACACTTGGGCTTATGGGACACTTGCACGAACTGCATGGTTTGACCGTGGCATATTTGACCAGCCAATCGCCGCGGGCACCGACAATTACCTTTATGAGCATGAGGTCGGTATCAATGATGGCAGCCAAAACCCGACCGTCGGCATAAACTCGTATATCGAGTCTAGCCCTATAGACATTGGAGACGGGGATGAGTTCATGTTCATATCGCGCATGATACCCGACGTCTCGTTCATGCAGTCTACGGAAACCGTGCCACAGGTAGACTTTACAGTCAGCATTCGCAACTTTCCTGACGGCACCTACAACGACGCCGCTACTGAAACTTTTGTAAAGACACAAGCTGCGCCGATTACAGACAGAACGGAGCAGTTGTTCTTCCGTCTTCGTGGGCGACAGATGCGAATTAAGGTTTCGTCCAATACGCGGAATGTGCAGTGGCGCTTGGGTACGCCACGCGTTGATGCCCGCACAGACGGGAGACGCTGATGCCAAGCAAACTACCGCTTCCATACTTTCCGGTTCCACCAAACGAGTACAGCCAGCAATACATGGCTGAACTTACGCGCGCATTTTCTGTGGCTTTGCAACAGATTCAAAACCCGGGAGAAGGACGTAATACAACGCTGGTCTTGACAGAGCTGCCGACATCAGCATCTGGTCTTGAATCTGGTTCCGTCTGGAATGACGCGGGCACGTTGAAGATCGTACCGTAGGAGAGGTCATGCCGGGGATTCACGATACATACCGCGCAATACGAAGCGCGAACGGTTCAGCCCAACACATCGCCATTTCCATGGTTGGTTTAACCTATGCCGGAATGTTTTCTGGCATGGTTCCAGATTCAATCTTGTGGGCATGGATGGGTAGCTCCGCTGCAGTTTTGATTGCCACCATTTGGCTGACGCGCTGGTGGCTGAAACGGGCCTTGCTCGTTGATTTCTTTCTGTCGTGCTGCGTGCTGTCATTCTACGTCATGCACGAACCTGCACCGAAGGGCTTCGTCTACTATAGTAGAACTGCCGAGCAGATGAAGATGCACATGCCGAGCCATACGCCTATGACCATGTGGGATGAGGTGTCACATATTTCTGCTTGTGTTATGATGGCGTTATGGAGCCTGTACTTGGCAAATTTGGTACATCGCCAGATGCTGGAAAGGATGCGATTCGATGCCCGACTTTAATATGCTGACGCCGATTATTATTGCCCTCGTCGGCGCTGGTGGCATGTGGCAATTGTTCGCCCTCAAGGCAAAGCAAGCGCATGAAGCGCGCATTGCCGATAAGCAGGAGCGTGGTGAGTTTAACGACACCCTCCGGGAGCAGGTAGACCGTCTGGCTGAAAAGCTGGATGCAGTCACTGCTGAAAACAAGAAACTGTTGCTTGAGATGGCAGAGTTAAAGGCGCAGCTGGCCTCTGCCCAGACAACCATCAAGCACCTAGAGATGGCGTTGATGAGCAAATGATGCAGATTAACCAAGACACACTGGACCTTATCAAGGAGTTCGAGGGCTTCCGTGCCAAGGCATACAAGTGCCCTGCGGGTGTCTGGACTATCGGCTACGGCACCACTGCTGCAGCGAATGTCGGCATTGATCCGGTGCCGGGTATGGTCATCACAGAGGACGAGGCTGAAGCCTATCTTGAAGCCACGCTGGAGAAATTTGGCTTTCAAATACAGCCCTACATCACGGCACCTATCAACAACAACGAGTACGGCGCGTTCATTAGTCTGGCCTATAACATCGGCCCCGGTGCGTTCAAGAAGTCCAGCGCACTACGCAAGTTCAACGAGGGTGACAAGGCTGGCGCTGCCAAGGCTTTGCTTCTATGGAACAAGGCAGGCGGTAAGGTTCTCAAGGGGCTGGTACGCCGCCGTGAAGCCGAAAAGAAGCTCTTCCTGAAACCGATGGAAATAGTGGACACTGAAGAGGTAGCAGAGGCACCGCGCACGTCTGTAGCTCAGTCCAAGACTATGCAGGCAAGCACCATGGATATTGCAGCCAAAGCTGGCGCTGGCATTGCCGCCTTGTCTGCTCTGGATGGCGCGTCGCAGTACATTGTTCTTGGCTTCTTGGGAGTCAGCGTGCTGTTCACGTTGTGGATCATGCGTGAGCGTCTGAAGAAATGGGCGGCAGGGATTAAGTGATGTTTGGACGACTGCAGCTCTATGCTCTGATAGGTCTGGCCTTCATCGCCGGTATTTTCGGCATATACGCCAGCGGCGTACAGCGCGGCATTGACCGGACGAAGCGCAAGATTGACGAAAAGCGGCTGGATAACTTTGCCGCCGCCAAGGAGGTCAACGATGAAGTGCAGATCTTGGATGACAGCGACCTTGCTGACCGCGCTAGTAAGTGGGTGCGGAGTAAAGATCAGCAGTGACAGCTACTGCGACATCACGAAGCCGTTACTGTTTGAAAGTCAGAAAACCGTCGATTGGCTTGTGCAAAACGACAGAACTTTTCTGGTGGACGTGATTGTCCACAACGAAACGAACGAACGTATTTGTGGTCAGTAGTTACAAACGCTATGCTGCGTGGTAATGTACGCACACGAACTTTGAACTGGAGGCGTCATGCTACCTCTCATCCTTAGCTTTCTTGGGTCGGGTGCGGCTGGCGCAGGCCTTCTTGGTGGGCTTAGTCCACTCATCGCAGGCGCAGTTGGATCTGGCCTTGGTACAGCAATCGAAACCGGAGACATCGGCAAAGGCCTGCAAGCCGGTCTGCTTGGTGGTCTTGGTGGGGCTGTTCTTGGCGGCGCACTTGGTGGCGGAGCCGGAACTGCAGCAGCCGAAGCGGCAAAGGCCGGAACACAGGCGGCCACACAGGCCGGGGCGCAGGGCGCAGCAAATGCGGCAACGCAGGCTGCAACCCAAGCTACTACGTCCACGCTGGCCCAGCAGGCTGCAGCGGGTGTCCCCGCAGTAGCACCGCCCGTCACACCTCCGACTACTTCACCCACCACAGGTGGGGGTCTGTTCGGCGGCAATGGAGGTATGTTTGGCTTCCTGAAGAATATGCCCTCGGGACTGGAGGCCGGTGCAAAGTTACCCGCCGGTTCGAGCTTCAAAGACATGTACCAACAAGGTCTTAAACAAGGGGTGCTTACCCGGGCTGGTCTCGGTTCCGCTTTGACTCCCAGTCTTATGCCGGGACTGTTTCAGAAGGACGAAGGGGACGACGACAAGAAATACAAAGGACGCCCACAAGCCACGCCGCGTGAACGCGAGCGGTATACCCCCGGAGCTGACTATGATCCGGGCCGGAGCGGCGAGTTCTTGTATTTCGATCCGTATCCGATTGGGTCCGGTTACGCCGAAGGTGGTCTTGTTCGCATGGCTATGGGCGGGCCGATTGAGTTGCAGGGCGGCGGCATTGCGGAGTTGCCCCAAGGAGACGAGCTGTTCCCCCGGGCACCGCGGGAGTCGGCAGCGCCGCGCATGAACGAGCGCGAGTTGGTATCCATGACTATCAAGGCTGTCCGCGAGGAGCTGCCAGAAGAACAGGCTGCGGTCGTGTTGGCCCAGTTTGTGCAGACCTACGGTGAAGACGCGCTTCGCAAGCTCGTGAACGACGTGTCTGAGGGCCGCACGGAAGGCGGCGACATGGAAGGCCAGATTCGCGGCCCCGGCGACGGTATGGATGACCTCGTTCCCGCACAAATGGACGACGGGTCCATGGACGTACTGCTGAGTGATGGAGAGTTCATTGTCCCGGCGGATGTGGTCAGCGGACTCGGAAATGGCTCTACCGACGCAGGTGCGGCAGAGCTTGAAGGTATGATGTCTCGGGTGCGGCAGGAACGCACCGGTATGACTCGACAGCCTAAGCAGGTTGCCGCTGGAGGATTGCTACCGGCATGAAGGATACGCAGGATAGATCGCTGACGTTTGGGTTTATTCCACTGGACTTTGTGGACATTGTTTGGCCGGATGCCAAGGAGCTTTTGGTTGGAGCGGTGAAAACTGCCAATGGAAAGTTCACGCTAGATGATGTAAAGAAGAACCTAGACACCGGCTATCTTATTCTGTGGCTTGTCACAGACGGAACCAAACCGGTTGCAGCCATAACTACCCGGATCATTGAGTATCCGCAGTGCAAAGCCATGGCACTTGACTGGATTGGTGGTCGCCGGATGAAAGAGTGGCTGCCTATGGCGCAAAAGACGATTGAACAGTTTGCCAAGGATTGCGGGTGCACGCACATGGAAGGCTACGGCCGCCGCGCGTGGATTCGGTGGAACGAGCGGTATGGCTGGAAGCAAGACTATATCGCATACAGAATGGAGCTGACCGATGGGTAGCAAGGGCGGCGGCACGCAGAAGGTCGAGAGCAAGACCACTACGTCTAATCTTCCCGAGTATGCACGTCCGTACTTTGAACGGATGATGGATCGCGCGGAGGGATTATCTCTCACGCCCTATGAAGCGTATCCGGGTCAGCGGATTGCAGACATTACCCCGGATCAGCTTGCTGCGTATGACCTAACCCGGCAAACGGCAGCGGGGGGCATACCGGGGCTTGATACGGCCATGGGTGTTACGGGGCAAAACCTCATAAACGCTCAGAATATCGCTGCAGGAGCAACACCGTATCAGTTCGGGCCATCGTCGTTTCAAGCGGCGGGCGTTAGCCCGTATATGGGTTTCCAGTCTGGGCAAGCCTCGCCTTACATGGGTTTTCAAGGCACCCAATTTGATACTTTCGGCGGATACCAAGCAGCACGACCGGATTCGTTTGCGGATCAATTCTCGTTATATGGCGGGTTCCAAAAAGGAGCTGCGGACCCATACGCAGGGTTTCGTGAGACACAGGTAAGTCCCTACGCTGGTTTTGAACGGTCTGAGTTTGGCCCTGCAGCCGACTTCGTTGAAGGTGATGTGAGGCAATTTACGGACTTTTCGGCTGGGTCTGCTGATCCCTACGCTGACTTTGAACAGTACACGGGCTTTCGGCGCGGAGACGAAGGCGTAGCCGCGTATGAGTTCGATCCAGCACGGCAGTTCACGAGTGCTGAGGCCGAACAATACATGAGTCCCTACATCCAGAATGTAGTGGACATCCAAAAGGATAAGGCCCGCGAGGACTACGAGATGGCCAAGGCAGGTCGTTCAGCGCAGGCTGTACAGGCTGGAGCCTTTGGCGGGTCTCGCGCCGCGGTTCAAGAAGCTATTGCTGAAGAAGACATGCTGGATCGCATGGCACGTATCCAAGCCGAGGGGCTGGAACGGGGATACACGCAAGCGGCGCAACAGTTCGAAGCCGACCGCGCTGCTCAGTTTCAGCGGGAGCGTGCGCAAGCCGAAGAGATGGCGCGCACACAGGGTATCAGCGTATCCGAAGCGGCGCGTATCCAAGCGGCCGAAGCCGCCGAAGCAGCCAGATTCCAACAGTCGCAAGCCGCAGAGCTGGCACGGACTCAAGGCATCAGCATAGACGAAGCCGCCCGCGTGCAGGCCGCGCAGGCGGAAGAATTTGCCCGCGCTAATAACCTCAGTGTCTCGGAAGCGGGTCGCGTCCAAGCCGCTATCGCCTCTGACAACTCTCGTATCCAAGCCGCCAATGCGGATGAGTTTGCCCGCATCCAACAGCAGCAGGCCGCGGAACTGGCGCGCGTTCAGGGTATCAGTGTTGAAGAAGCGGCACGGGTGCAACAACAGCAGGCAGCCGAAATCGCACGGGTGCAAGGAATCAGTATCGAAGAAGCGGCACGGGTCCAAGCCGCGCAGGCCGCAGAACAGTCTCGGGTTCAAGGAGCACGGGCACAAGAGTTCGCCCGGGCGCAAGGCATCGGTATCGAAGAAGCCGCCCGGGTGCAGCAGCAGATCGCAGACGACCGGTTCCGCGTACAATCGGCCAACGCTGAAGAGTTCGCGCGTATCCAGCAACAGCAGGCAGCTGAACTTGCCAGAGTGCAGGGTATCAGCATTGAAGAAGCCGCCCGGGTTCAGGCCGCACAGGCGGCTGAACTGGCCCGCGTGCAGGGCATTTCGGTCGAAGAAGCCGCCCGGGTTCAAGCCGCTAACGCCGCCGAACGCGCCCGTGTGGAAGCTGCGCAAGCAGACGAGAACGCCCGTATCCGGGACCAGCAACTTGCGGCACTGGGCTTCAGCAGCGAACAGGCACAGCAGCTTGCCAACCTCGGCGAGATGGCCCGTGCAGGCGACATTCAGTCGGCACAGCTTCTCGAAACCATCGGTCAGCAGCTCGAAGCGCGTCAACAGCGTGGTCAGGACCTCGCGTATCAAGACTTCCTTGCACAGCGCGACTTCCCGAAAGAACAGCTGAACTACATGAACATGATTATGCGCGGGGTGCCGGTCACGCCGGACACGACGCAGACGCTGTCTGTGCCGTATAACCCGATGCAGCAGCTACTCGGTGCCGGTCTCGGTGCGGTCGGTCTCTATAGGGGTCTCACAGCATGATGAACGTACTGCAGCTTCAGGAGCGCCTTAAGGACTACTCCCAGCAACAGCTTGCACAGGAGATGCAGATGCCCAGCGGGTCGGTCCCGCAGTACCTTGTCTTGGGCGAGATGCAGCGCCGCAAGCGCATGGAGACCGAACAGGCCGCCGCACAAGCGCAGCAGAACCAGACAACTGTCGCCGAAGACGTGGTCGCCGCGGCAGGAGTGCCACAAGCAGGCATCGCTGGAATGGCGCAAGCCATGGCCCCTAAGACCGACATGGGGATGAACTCAGGTCAGGCACCGATGCCTCCGATGCCGCAAGGTCCGGCCCCCGTCCAGCAGATGGCTGGTGGCGGCATGGTACAGCGCATGCAGGCGGGTGGCCCGCTGGAGTCGTTTACGTCCAAACGCACACGTCAGACGGTGTATTTCGATCCGGGCACCTACAGCGTCTACAAAGATCCTGCAGGAATGTTCCCTGTCGTTGACGCGTACGAACGGGCTGATCTTCTTGAGGAGATGGCTGAAAGCAAGCTAGGCGGCCGCGGCGCGCCTGAACCGGAGGCGATGGCTGATATTGGAAGCCTAGCCGCAGCGCCGAGCGCATACAACACGCGCAAGATGATGGACCCCAGTGCAGAAGCGTCAGTCTCGCGTACCCCTAGTCCGACTATCGGAAGTCCAGATATGGGCGTGGACAGCCTCGACGGGATTATCGACCTGCGGGACGTGCTGCCCCAGCCGGACGCAGAGACCGACGTGCAAGGCGATATGTACATGGGGATGTCCTCGGTGGGTTATCGTCCCGGGCAACGCGCTCTTCGGCCCGTTGTCCCGCCCGAACGACCCATGGTTGATCGGGGAGACGTTCGTACCAGCGAAGGTGCGCCTCTTAGCACCAGTGTTTCCGGCAAACTTGAAGCCTATATGCCTACCGACACGCTGCCAGAGATAGGCTTCGACTACGCTGAAGGCCCACCGCCGCCAGAGCTACTAGAGATGTTTGGGGGCATCTTCTCAGCGGAAACACCGGCTTCCGATACCACCCCGGCAAGCGCGAAAGACTACGCTACTGTAGGGCGGTCCACCATGATAAACGGTGTACCCTATACAATGCACCAGAACGGCGCGGTGTTTAACGCCCAGTCTGGAGAGCCTGCGCCTGCAACGATTGCGCAACAGGTTCGATCCAAGTTGTCTCCGACGGACGTACCATTTCGCGAACTCGACGAAGGGTTCCAGCCTGAAACTCCGCGCTTTGTCAGGGATAGACAGGCTGCAGGTACGTTCCTTGAGCCTTCCGCTTATGATCTTATGGGCATGGATGAAGACGTCTTTGGGTTCGGCCCCCGTCCAGCAAAAAATGTCCCTGAGTTCTTCCTACCCGCCATGATGGAGGCGAGCGACAAAAAGCGGACAGACGAGATCATAGCCTTGCAGGAGCAGCTCGCGGCAACCAATGATCCGCTCCTTCAAGCCGAACTCCAGTTACGAATCGACGACCTGAACGCAGGTCAGGCTATGTCGGACGCCATAACCTCTGCTCCGGGGGCGGTGTTCGACGCTGTTAGCTCCGGTGTTCAATCGGTTAAAAACGCAGTTGTGGTTCCTGCTGCGGAGGCTGGCGCTCGGTTTTTTGGGGCAAGTCCCGAACAGGTAGCAAACATAACTAGACAGGCCGAAACTGATACGGCTGGAGGTGGCGCGCTCAAGGCTGCGTTTACTGCTCCCTCACCAACGGCTCCGTTTACCGGCGCACCGGGACTAGACGAAGACCTGTTCCTTCCGTCTCAAGCGGACGTTGACGCAGCTGCAGCTGCCGAAGTAGGCGTAGACGCTGGTGCAGACACCGACATTGCTACACCTCCAAGCGGTACAACCACGCTTGCCCAGCCAAGTGGGGCTGGCGGTGGTGGCGGTGGGGCCAGCAGTGCTCTCGGCGGGTCCAGCAAGGCCGTCATGTCGGACATGGAGCGCGCCTTTAATCAGGACAAGTGGCTTGCGCTGGCCAAGGTCGGCTTTGCTATGATGGCCTCGCGGCAGCCCAACATCGGCGCTGCATTCGGCGAAGCCGCAGCTGCAGGGATCGACGATCTGAAGCAGGCCCGCAAAGACTACGAAGAAGCCAAACTGGCCCAGCAGGCGCTCGCACTCAAGCGTGCAGGACGTGGCGCGTCCAAAAGTCTGTCCCCAAGCAATCTGATTTCGCTCCGAAAGAGCCTTATAGATCAGATGAATAACCTTGGTGGGCTGGGTGGAACTCCCACGGCCGATGAGCTGGAGCAAATGGCGGCTATAAAGGCACAGCTTAACAGCATTGACAGCGTGCTTGGGCTTGGTGGCGCCGGACTCGGCACTGGCAACGGGGCAGTGAATCTATCATCCTCCCAACCCAAAACGTAAGGGGACGGCATGGGGCAGTATCAGTATACTGACGAGCAGACCGGTAAAGTCTATCTGTTCAACCATGGGGGGGATGCCCCGTCAGACCAAGACTTTGCCGAGATGCAGCAGTACATCAGCCAAGATCGGGCGCGTCTTAATGCGTTGGCTGAGTATTTTACGGGGGATCAACTTACTCCCGAAGGCGACGGCACTGCCCTTGGTCGTGGTTTTGACCGGGGCAAGACGTCTGCCTACAGCGCGTTGGGCACCGCGGCACGCGACATCGGCGAGGCTACCGGCTTTGGGTTCCTTGAGAACCTCGGTAGTGGCATGGAAGAAAGTGCGCGGCGCGAGCAGCTGCGAGAGTCCATCGAACTTCCGGCACCTATGACCTCTGCGGACATCAAGGGTCTAGGAAGTGGGCTGAGCTACCTCGGTGAGATTGCGGGGCAGACCGCGCCCGAAATGGGGGCAACCCTTGGGGCTACGGCGGCAGGTACAGTTCTTGGTACACCTCTGACAGGCCTTGCGGCGGGCACTGCGACCGCTATGCCGTTTTTCTATGGTCGCAACATCCAGCGCCAAGAGACGCAGGTCAATGCTGGAGAACTTGCAGAGAAAGACCGCATGGACGCGTTTCTTGCGGCGGGCGGTCAGTCCATTCTGAACTCTGTTGGGGAGCGATTGCTCCTTGCTGGTAAGCTGTTCGGGATCAGTATTCCGGCCAGCAAGAACCTGTTTGTGCGGTCGGGACAGTTTGCAGCAACCGGTGCAGCCGTCGAAGTCCCCACAGAAATCACACAACAGGTTCTGGAACGCGCACAGGCGGGGCTTCCGCTTGATGATGACGAGGCCATCCAAGAGTACATCGAAGTCGGCATCGCAGCAGGTCTGCTTGGCGGTGCTGTCGGCGGCGTGTCGGGTCCGTTCCGCGGCTCTCGCCCCCAAATAGAAGACGATGCAGAGGCTCCAGCGGCTGCGCCTGAAGCCGCCCCGGGGCTGGCAGGCATCCCGCGTGGGCTTCCGCAAACGATCAGCGATGTGGCTGATGATCTGGGGCTGCCGAAAACCGTTCCGCTTCGAAAGAAGTACGGTAGCCGCCCATTCTACGACACTGAAGGCCGTGCGGCGCTGGCCAAGCTGCGTTCGAATACGGCGCTTCCTACAGCCACACGCACCAAGATCAGTGACTATCTGACAGCTTCCGCCGACCTTGCGACAGCACGTCAGACGACCGGGTTCCCGTCCGTCCCAGCTACGCCATTGAGGCGTCCGGCGCGTCCCGCCAGCGTGGTCCTTGACGAGTTGAAAGTAGCGCCCGGTGCGCCGATTCGTTCCAAGCTGAAGAATGCTATCGAAACCGACAACCGGTTCTTAGAAGAACTGCAACGGTATTCACGCTTGCCCGGGGTCAAAAAAGAGACCAAAATCGCTATTGCGGATTATCTGGCGAAACCGAAGGAGGTCGCCCCTGCACCGGAACCTAGCACTGCGCCTAGCCAAGCGCCGTCAGAAGGAGCGGTCGATGGTCAGCTTGACGATGGAGGACGTCGAGAAGGCGTTCCGAGTGATACACGACGCGTGGGTAAACGCGGACGAGGACCAAGTGTCCCTGAAGATACCCCCGGAGCTGCAGCACCTGCAGGAACACCACTGGGAATTCCTAGCCCAGACCCTCGCGAATCTGCAGGAGGAACAGGACAACAGCCCGGAGCAGTAAAAGCCGCGCCAGAAGCCGCGCCGATAGCCCTCCCACTGCCGGACGGAACACAAGCAGACGTGGCTATGTACGACATTACTTCGTTTGTGGAGAAAGCAGCAGGAGTCTCTCGCGCACCTCGCGCCATTGCCATACGGGAGGTAAACGGTGTAAAGGTGCCGTTCTACTTGAGCACTGGCGAGGGTGGTAAAACAGACGTGCCATCCGGTAAGTGGTATCCTTTCTTTGGCTTGTCTAAAACGGGGTGGTTCAATAAGTCTAGCGGGCGCGCCATAACCGATTACTACTTCACGCCAGAACTGCGCGCCGCAGCCGAGGCGCTGGATGCTTCGGTCGGGGACATCCGTGGGGATACCACGGTTCCAACGGTTACGCGCGACACCGACACCGCGTTCGTCGATTTCATTAACCAAGACATGCGTCCTTCGGAACCAAACACTGAAGCCGCAAACACAAACATTATAGATACCATTAAGCGGATCAAACAGGGAACCGCACCAGAAGCTGCCCCGCAAGCCGCGCCAGAAGCCACGCCAGAAGCCACGCTCGCTGCTGAACAAATGCCACCCAACTTGCGGCGTCCGGTGGTTCCGGAGCCGACACTGCGTCGTCCTGAAGGCGCGACCGTTACACCTACGGGTCAGTTGATCCCTGCAGGGGTCGCCGGGGTGCAGGGCAAGCAGCTTGAGGCGCAAAAGGCGGCACAGCGTGAACCTATTGCGCAGCAGATGACCACCAAGGCTCGGCTGGAACAAGAAGTCAAAGACCTGCAGGCGGCACTGACCCGTCGCGCGGTGAGTGCACGGGCCAAGGAAGAAGGCGTCAAGCCAAGCGTCGTAAAGGACCGACTGCAGCGGCAGCTGAACCGGACTAGCGCACAGCTGTATAACGTGACGTCCTATCTTCGCAGTGAGGCGGGGCGTCAGCAGGCCGAAATTGAAGGCGCGCAGGATGCGGTCAACCTCATGGAGCGCGCCGACAACGTCTCTCTGCGTCAACAGCTTCGTGATTGGTTCCGCTCCAACGCATCCGAGGAACTGGTTCGCGAGGCTGACGCCGATAGCGCATCCGCCCTTGTTGCCCGTGAACGTGCGCGCCTCAAGCCTGTCGAAGAAGCCAAGAATGAAGCCGAGGCCCGGGCACTGCAGCGTGAGCGTGACCGCCTTGCAGACCGCGAAGCCCGTCTGCTGGCGCAGGAAGCCGCGTTTGACCAGACGACCGCAGGTGACAAGCGCACCCTGCTCGACCTGCTGACCACATCGAAGGAACAGCTCAAGAAAGACAAGAACGCTCGGAACGCGCATGCGTACTTCAGCAAGTACCCTGATCCGAACGATGCGTTGGCGGCTATCGCCTTTGATCTCTCGTCTCCCGACGTGCCGAAAATACGCCGGGGCAGTAAGGCCACTCCGCTTAGCGCGATAGAGCAAGGCACTGGACGCAACGCTGCAACCGCCGCCAGTGAGTGGGTGGAGAAGAACCTGTCGTTCAACAGCATTGCCTACATGGACGAGCAGATCGCGGAGTACACCGAAGGACGTGCTGACGCCCTTGGCAATACGCTTGACCAAGAGCAGATGACGCGTCGGGAGCGCGAGAAGAACGAAGCCGCGTTCTTGAAGTCTTATTACGATGCAGAGTCTGCCCTGCGCGGTACCGAAGCGTTTGAAGATACCACACCGGACGCACTGACGGCTGAAGAACTAGACGCCATCGGCAAAGGGTTCGGTGATGCCCTCCTGCGTGCACCTCGTCGTAGCATCGTGTACGGCCTGCAAGCCCCGTTCCATCCCGACATCGTGCGTGCCTTGAATAAAGGTGATCTGCGCGGTGCCCTTCGTGGCTTGGCTGACACCAGCACGGACCCCTACATCTCAAAGCTGGCCGCAGGTCTGATCCCCTACGTGGGCAAGACCAAGGTATACACAACCGACAACGTGTCCTATGCACGCGAGGTTCTACGTGACGACGATACCGGTAAAATTGATCCGGGCGCGTATTTGTTGCTCACGGCAAAATCGAAGGCGGCAATAGCCAAGGTCGACCCTGCCGTAGCCGAACTCATGCAAGATGCCATTTTCCTGAACTCCGCAACCGGTATGAACGCGCACATACTACTGCACGAGATGATCCATGCGGCGACAATCAAGGCCCTGACGGACCCAACCAACCCGGTGCGGGCACGCCTCGAAAGCCTTCGCAAGCAGGTCGAGCCGTTGCTGGATCAGGACTATGGGTTGAAGAACACTTTGGAGTTCGCAGCGGAGGCTATGTCGAACCAAGAGTTCCAAGCCAAGCTGGCCCAACTGTACCCCAATGACCGGAAGGCTTCTGCGTTCACGCAGTTCTGGCGCAACGTCGTAAACTTCGTACGCACTCGGGTTCTAAAGTGGCAGCCGGTTGACTACACCGCTATGAGTGTCGGTCCGGAGGCAGGCGCAGGCAAGGACAGTGTGTTCGACGAGGTGGATTTCCTTGTCCGGACTATTTTCGACGCGGCCCCCGAGGTGCGTGCTGACAATAACCTGTACGAAGACTCCCTGATCCCGCTGCGCGCTGAGGCACGGCTCAATGGTCCAGCAGGGCGCATCAAGGACTTCACCAAGCTGGATCAACAGAAGATCGACAACTTCTTGGCTGCAGGCGGGGCGTCTCGGTCTGGCCTCAAGCGGTTCGCGTTGGACGCCTTCGTCGGATTGGTCAACATGCTGGAGCCTGCAGGTAAGTATCTGGGTCGCAGCAACGTCGATGATCTCTACAAGGCCCTGACGGGCCACTCGGGGGCCATCCACCGTCTCAATCAGCGTGCGCGGCAGACCGTTGACGACATCATGAAGCTGGTGCCCAAGGACAAGACCGACCTGTTCAACGACGTTCGTCTCATTTCGAGCGAATTGCAGATCGACCCTCGCCGCAAAGAAAGTTTCTACACGGGCTACACGCTGGCCTATAAGAAACTGAACGCCAAGGGCGAGATGGATGGGGTCGAGTTACTGTCCTACCCCACCAAAGCTGCGCGGGATTCGGCGCTTGTGGATCTCAACGCGCGGCTCAAGCAGGATACTGACGCAGGCAAGGCCGCAAGCCGCACGCAGGCCCGGGTGCACAGGGACTTCGATCAGGAGACGCTGGACGCCTATCGTAAGATACGCAGGCAGTGGGAGGCCCTCGGACCCGACGGCCAGAAGGCATACAACAAGGTCATCGCCCTGTTCGAGAACATGCACAAAGAGACCGGGCGTGTGCTGAAAGCACGTCTGGACGAGATGCTGCCGTTCCAGAAGAAGCTCAGCGAGACGCTGTACAAAGACATCTACGAGAAGATCCTCGCAGATCAAGTCGTTGTGCCGTACCAGCCGCTGCAGCGTCAGGGCCGGTTCTGGCTGGCGTACTTCTACAATGACCCGGAGACCAAGCAGCCCACACTGGCGAAGCAGTCGTTCCTCACCGAGGGCGACCGGGCCGCTGCCTATAAAGAGCTGCAGAGGCTCAAGCAAGCCGAGCCGGATCTCGGGATCACCGATGTGCAGGCGTACGTTAAAATCGAGGACTTGTTCCGCACCGATAACCAGCCCGCGGGCAAGTTCGTCATGGACATCGGCCGCATGCTGGAGCGGGATGCCCGGGCGGCAGGCAACGCAGCGCAAGCCAAGGCGCTGGCTGAAGGCGCAACGGTAGAGCAGTCGCGTGCAGCTGCGCAGTCTGCGCTCGGCGCAGAGATGGCCCGTGCCCGCGACATTCAAGGTAAGATTGTGAAGTTGGCGTTGGAGATGACACCGGAGCGGTCCATCCTCAACTCGTACCGCAGACGCCAGAACATCAAGGGTTACCTTGGCGACAAGACCCCGATCTCACAAAAACTCAGCCGCACCGATACGACAAACTTGCTGCTGACGAAGGCTGCCAGCCTGTCGCGTCAGCTTGCTGACATGGAGTATGGCTCCAAGGCACGGGCCGCGGTCAATCGGATGACACAGGAATTCACAGAGGGCCAACTCAGCGGTCGCCTCGGCCTTGACGAGCAGGTCAAGGCACAGGTCTATCTGGAAGCCATGCAGGACTATGCCGGGGCTATCTACCGTGATCGGTCTAGAATATCCAAACTCGCCACGTCGCTGGGTTTCGGCCTGACATTGGGTGCCAACATCTCATCGGCGACCCTCAACTTCTTCGCTATTCCGACCATCATCGCACCGTACCTCAGCGGACAGTACGGGATGCGCCAGACAGTTAAGGCGCTGGGCAACGCCATGCGTGTCTACGGTGGCAGCGGACGAGAACGCACCGTTGAATTTATCAACGAACGCGGCGAGACAGAGACCCGTCGCGTCAAGACAAATCTCGTGGACTACTCACTCGACAACTACGAGATGGATGAGAACAGCCGGTATTACTACCTCCGGGAAGAGGGGCGTGCTCGGGGCCTGTTCCATAACTCCATCAACTACGACACGCTGGACATCGAAGGCAGCATCGGCACAAGTATATGGGATAAGTTGAACCGCACGTCCGGCTTCCTGTTCCACCATCTCGAACGCAGCGTGCGGGAGTCCACGCTGATCGCCGCCTACGACCTTGAGGTACAGCGCCTGCAGGCCGAGAAGGCAAAGCGTGGGCAGCCAACTGATCTGACCGTGGAAGAGAAGCAGGCCGCAGCCAACAAGGCCGCGTACATGACCGAGATGACCAACGGCAGTATCTCTGCCGCCGCCGCGCCGAAGCTGGCGCAGGGCAACATCGGTGCGCCGTTCTATCTGTTCCGGCGTTACCCGCTGGCCATGTACAATCTGCTGCTGTCAGTGGCGAACAAGTCGTTCCCAAGCAAAGCCAAACTGGCCGAGATGTATGGCGAGGGTACGCCCGAGTACAACGAAGCCCTGATGATGCGGAAGGTCGCACGCTTCCAGTTCGGTGGTATCGTCGGCAGCGTCGGCCTCTGGGCCGGTGCATCCGGTCTGCCCATGTACGGGGCGTTTGCAGCACTATTCGACACGCTGTTCACTGATGACGACGAAGAAGACTTTGACACCATCGTCCGCACGTCGCTTGGCGAACTGGGCTTCAAGGGCATCGGTAACTATTTCTTCGGCACCGAGATGTCGAGCCGTATCGGTCTGTCCAACACCTTCTACCGTGAACCGCTCCGTGCGGACAGCCAAGGCGCGGTCATGAACCTCATCGAAGGCGCTGGGGGGCCGATTGCGAGTCTGCTTATCAAGTACAGCGAGCGTATTCCGGCGTTGTTGTCCGAAGGAGAATACTACCGGGCGGCAGAAGCCTCCCTCCCCGCATCTATCGGTAGTGTGATGCGTGCCCTCCGGTTCGCGCAAGGCGGTGCAGAGACCCTGCGCGGTGACGTGATCTATGATGACTTCGGGCCATACAGTCTTATGGCGCAAGCTATGGGCTTCTCCTCCGCGGACTACATCCGGCAGCTGGAAGTCAACACGCAGTTGAAGAACATCGACACTGCGATTGTAGAGAAGAAGTCCAAGCTGATGCGGAGGCTGAATCTTGCTCGACGGAACAACGACGCAATCGGCATGCGAGAAGTACTGGCCGACATCCGCGAATACAACCAGCGGCATCCGCAGCAGGCGATCACTCGGGACACGTTGAAGCGGTCGGCGCGCACCTTCGAACAGACAACGCAGCGGGCGGTCAACGGCATGATCTTCAACAACCGGAACCTGCCGATTATCCGGCAGATGGCGGCAGACTACGACAGCCCGACCACGTTCTGGGAGCAGTTCGGCCTCAACTAAAAAACCCCGCAGGGCGGGGGGCACCTGCGGGGTAGTAGACAAGCGGAGAACAACAGGACTGTTGTTACACGCCCATCTATATCATGTGGTTCTCCAGATGCGAACCCCTAAATATCCATTCTCGATTCGGACCTGAGACTCCAGCGTATACTGTTTCCGGCGTGCCACAGCCCGGGCCTGTACCACGGCCTTCTTTGTGTTGAGGCATGGCACGAAAATAGACTGCCCGACACGCCATGTGTCCCATGCAACGTCGATGGGCAGTCCATCAGGAAAGAGGTCGTCAATCCCCGGTGCCCGCATCCAGAGCCTCAGCCGGTAGGTCGATCACGTAGGCGTGAATAGCCGCCATGTTCATCTTGGTTCCCTTGTCGATCCGCACCTTTTTGTAAGCTACCGGATTAGTCCGCTTGATGTCGTCCATAAGACCCTTCATGTGCAGCTGCTGGTCAACGCACCATTTCTGGAACGGTTTCGGCAGCAGGTAGAGGCGCTTTGTGTCTGGTTCCCACCGTGCGATCAGGGACGCTTTCGGCGTTGCGTCTGGTACAACAAACTCATCCGTCAGCCCGGTATTGTCCTTACCGCGTCGGTCCATGGTACTTTCGATGCGCAGCACATTATTCCAGTTCTCTGTGATGTACTGGGTCAAGAACTCCAAGCTGGACCGTACATCCTCTTTATTGTTCTCCAGCCGCTCTCGGACCAGACGGACCACCAGATCGAAGACCTTGCGCATGTTGAAGTCGATAAGACCAAGCTGCTTGGCCAGCATTCCTCCGGCGAGGTACGCCGAGAACGATGCCGAAATGAACCGGTTAGTGGACGACAATCCGCACGCGGCGTCGAACCGTTCTTGGGTCTTGAGTAGGAAGTCCCGCGCGGTCTCGCGGTTGTTGACCAACCACTCAATATATACTGGCCCGGCTACACCGTAGGACTGCCCGTTGATAGCCCGCTGGAAGGCATCCGCCACAGGCTTCGGGTACGGGTAGATGTATTCCTTGATGTTAATTTCGAACACTCGTTCGCGTTCTGCGTCGGGGCGCGCCTTGCCTGCTTCAAGGATTGCCATCAGGGATGCGTTGCCGGAACTGACGGCGGTCAGGTGCCACGGCTCTCCACGTTCGCGCTCTCTGTTGGAGCCGCCTGACATACGCATGCGCTGCTGCCCTGCAGACAGACTGTACGCGATTGCACTGGCCTCGGACGGCGCACAGTTCGTCAACTCGTCCAGATAGATGGGCAGGTTCTTCATCATCTCGAACCTGTTGAAAGTC